AGTGCTGAAACATATACCAACGCTTCTGTGAGCGTTATTGGTTCTTTGAAAGGGCCGTAGCTGGTGTTCGGCACCTTGTTGATTGATACGTTGACGTGCCAGCCTTGCTGGTTGCGTACTACCTGCACGCCAACGGTATTGCTCCGCTCTACGCGGATGCGTTCACTCTTCTGTATCGGGTGACTCAAGGAATCCTGCGATTGCTGTTCTGAGAGCATCTCGTGTTTCCTGTGGTGCATCAGCAGCTAGTGCGTCGTAACACTGCTTGAAGACGCCGTTGTAAGTGTCGATGAGAGTCTCGAGCTGGTCGATGGGGTTCATGGTTGCTCCAAGGTAAAAGCGATATTGTCGCCGTAAGGAGCCTTGATGTCACTAGAGATACACCACACGACTGGGTAGTCAGGCGCGTTGGCTTCGTTGAAGTCTGTGTAACCGTCAGTCAAGCACACGAACACCTCGGGCTTGATACCTTCCTTGGCGATATAGTTGAAGCCCTCCTCCATGTCAGTGCCACCGCCACAGTAGAACGTCAGCGCCACCTCCTCGCCCTGCTCGAACACCTCGTGCTTGGCTACCGCAGTGTCGACATACAAGACATGGACACGGGATGGGTTGCACTGCGACACGATGCGCTGTAAGTGACCGTTGTAATGGTCAAGCTCGACCTTGCTGATGGAGCCGGACACGTCGACTTGGATGACAACCTCACCCATCTCGGCGGTCTTGCCTGTGCTTGGCAGATAGCAGTCAGCGAAGCGTCGGTTGGGTCGTGCCCATGTGTAGTCACCGCGAGTGAACGTAGTCATGTAACGCTCGAGGATATCGTGCCACGGAGTCTGCACGTCGATGAGGTCAGCCACGATCTTGGCCAGACCACCGGGCATCTTGCCCTGAGCCTTGGCTGCTTGCGCTGCTTGGGCGATCTCTACACGGGTCTCGGCGTCGATGCGGTCGGCCTCCTCGCTAGTGAGTGGTGTGCCACGCTCGATCAGGTCGTCACCAGTACCGCCGGGGCCGTCGCCGTCAGGCTGGTCAGGCAGCTTGTTGTAGATGACGTCAACTGTCTCGTCCTTGGAGCCGGGCATATTGACACAGCCGGGGATAACAGCGCCGATGCCTGCGTCCTTGAGCATGTCGTTAATCCATGCGTCACCTGCGATGTTCCACTTCTTGGCGTGACGTGTGCCACGGCGCAGTGCATGCTGACCGATTACATGGCCGACCTCGTGACACAGCAAGAACACAAGCTCGTCAACAGACAGCTTCTCAACGAACGCCTTGTTGTAGTAAATCTGACCGCGCTGATCGACAGCAGCAGTCTTGATGGTGTTGTCCTCGATGAGCTTGCGCTTCATGAGGATGGATGCAAAGAACGGATGCTGGGTAACGATTGATACCTTAGCACGGTCGAGTGTTGTGACTGCCATGATTACTCCTTGAAAGTGATGATATGTATTGGCTCAGTGCCTCTGAGCAGATTGGCTACGTGCTTTGCTTTGTCTTTGAGCTCCTGTGAAGTATGGTCTGTCAAGATTTCTATAACCTTACGGATTGACTCTTTGTCGTGCATGGGGATGTAGAAGTTCTGGTCTACCGCGTCGATACTCGCCATTGCCTTGTCGTGTTGGTCTTTGTAGTACCCATCGCTGCGTATAGAGTTTTCCAGTACCCACGCCGTGAAGTCCGCATGGACGACTTCCTTTATCAGTGGTGCTGCTTTTGCAGATAGACCTAGTACACGTAAGCCGTTCCAGTTGTTGCTGCCGACCTGAAGCCCATGATTGATAGCCAGTGCTTGCGCTATCTGCCTTGACATGGACGACCAGCCGCCAGTAAGAACTCGGTTCTCTAGCATGCGGATGATGCTGTTGCGCATCCTCACACCTAGTCGTTGTGGGTACAGCGTCACAGTTGTTTCTGTACCGGGCATACCCGTGAGTCGCCCTCGTTCGTTGTTGTTCATGTCGCTCATTTGATCTCCTCAAAAAAGTATCCATCGTCTTTCTGCACAATCTTTCCTTTCTTTTCATACACGCCTATCAGCCAGCGTGAATACTTGTTGGCTCTGCGTTCCTCATGCTCAGCCCACATCTTTACGGATGCGTTACGCCACAGCAGCACAGCTACTGCGATCATCAGCACATACTCAAGGTCAGTGAAGTTCATGAGAACATCGCCATCTTTGACGCCACGTCTTGCAACTTCTTCTTGGCTTCGTCGCGCTTGTTGGCTGAGCCCTTAATCATCTCCACATCCTTGAGATAACCCTGCGCGGCTTCTTCCAACTCAGCGATATCTGCGAGTAACTCAGGTGTCGGGTTGATTGCCAGCTTGCGTGCCAGTGTGCATCCATCAATGACGTTCTCCACTAGGCTGTTGTGGAAGCGCTCACCCTTGAGACCTTGGTACTCGCCCAGCTTGGTCACCAGTGCTTGTATGGGCTTGAGCATGCGCTGCACAGTGTCAGCGTTGGCAGCTTGCGCGGCTTCTTCCTCGGCACGCTTGAACGATGCAACATCATCTTCACTGAGGTCGAACAGGAAGTGCGATGCGTCTGGCATGGGCTGAAATCGCAACTCGGCTGACATGGACATGCGGAAGTCATCAGCAGTGGGGTACTCGGATGCGTTGGCACGCCCAGCGGCATGGCCTGCGTTGCGGTACATCACATCGTCTTGCACTAGCTGGTCATACATGGGCATGTATGTGTCGAGCATGTTGTCCACCTGAGCGATGCGGTGCTTCATCTCCTGCGTGTACTCCATGTACAAGTCATTGGGCAGGATACGAGGGCCAGCATCTACGTATGGCAGCGTGTTCTTCTTGTGGTACTGGTAGACCTCACCATACTTGGACATGATCTCATTGATAGCAGATGACTTGTCCTTGAACAGCTTAGTCAGCACAGTCAGCGATGTATCGCCCTCTTGACGCTGAATCTTGTCTGACAGGTACGCATCGCGCTTGGTGAGTGCTGCGCGACGAAGGGTCAGCTTGACAAGGACTACCTTGTCCGAGAGTTTTGTAGGTGTCATGTTAGTTCTCCAGTGTGATGATTGCCACGGTGTATGCCTTGGCTGCTTTCAGAGAGCGGAACGTCCTGCTCTCGTCGTTGGTGGTGATGAAGTTGCAGAGCCACTTGCGGTCATTTATCTTGACGATCCATGCCACGCTGATCTTGTAGTCGAAGGCAGAGCCCTCGGTTTTGGGCAAGCACTTCTTAAGGTGGTGCTCTACCCTCCACACAAGGTTGTCGTCCCCGTCGTACTTGCTGGGTTGCAATTCGGGCTCCCATACGTAGCTCATGGGTTACATGAGGACTTCTGCGTTCTTGGACGCCCACTCGACGAAGCTACGTGTGTGCTTGATCGCAGGCTGCAGCTTGATCGCGTCCTTGGTTGCCATGACGTTGAACTCAGGAGACAGGCGACTCAAGTACTTAGACACACGGTCGAAGTTGTCCTTGGTGGATTTACGAGCCAGCGCACCAGTCAGGGCGTACAGCGTCGCAGGGTCTTGGGGTACATCTGAGCCAGCAGGGTCGAGCAAGATACCGTCGATATCAGGCAGTGACTCGTAGATACGCTTGAAGCCAGTGTACTCAGCAGCAGCGCCCTCGCCCACCTCACCAGCGCAGTTGTCGAAGAACAGACCCTTGTCGAGGCTGTCAGGGATGAGGTTGACACGCTCCCATGAACGAGGCGTTGGGTTGGCGAAGCGGTTGGCATCGAAGTCAGACAGCAGACCGGGACGGAAACGCAGGAACTGAATCAACACAGGGTCGATATCCTTGTCGAGCGCCCATGCAGTCCAGTCCTCGATGGTCTCTTGGAAGTCGAAGCGCCGTGTGCGGTTGGCTAACTTGGATGTGATGCGGTTGGCACCAGACTTGTCCTCGGTGCGGTTGCCAGTGGCGATGATGAACAACTCGTCAGACAGCATGAGGTTGCCAGCACGACGGTCGTAAATCACGCCACATAAGGCGTTCTGCATTGGCACAGGCGCATCGGACAGTTCCTCCAGAATGAGTGCTGCGCGTCCTTGACCTTGGCGCAGGTTGTAGAACTCTTGGGGTGGAACCCAGCGTGTGTACTCGCCAGTGTTGTCAGGTACGCCAAGCACGTCAACAGGGTCACGCAGGGATGCCGTGAACTCCACGATCTTGTCGGGCTCGATGCCAAGCTCAGAGATAACCTCACGAGCACAGGCTGACTTGCCACCACCGGGTGCGCCTAGGATGAATGGGACAACGGCATTGCCGCCCTCCACTTGGAACTGTTCGAGAACAGATGTTTTGATATTGCTGTAACGCATGATGATTCCTTGTGTGTTGAGAGATAGTTATGTAGCGTCTGGATGCCTGCCCCCATGCGTGACGCCTGAACGATGGGGTAGCCGAATTTTTGAGTGTATGTATGTCGTCTTACGCGAAACTTACACAGCCACACGTCAACGTGTTAGATTGTTCAGGGTTAACCCTATAAGGGCTTGTTCTTCGACATATGCCTTGGCGGCTTCGATGGTGTTGAAGCTCTTGGGCATAGCGTCTTGGTTGACGCTCCCATATATGTGGCCTTGGTAACTCCCACCACGGTGCATGATGTAGCCCATGTCTGTGATGCGTGTCATGCGCATCAGTGAGCTCCACTCGAGGGTTTTAATTTTCACTGGCTTGTCAGCGGTGCAACGCCAGTACCCTGAGCCGCAGTCCATCCAGTCGAATTTCATGTGCCCTCCAGTTTCTGGGTCACGTAGTAGGTGACGATGTGTGCCTTGGCGTCCTCGAGGTTGTCGAACTTCTTGCTCATCTGGGTTCTGTCGTTGATCTGAGCGATGAACTCGTCGTTGGTTATCTTGTGTCTTACGTAACCAAGCAATTCGTCTGTGTCAGTGCCCTCGCCAGCCAGCAGGTCGTGCCATTGGTAGCATTGGTGACCGCCTTTGTATGTGTCGTCCCATCTCACCCCGGCCTCCATACACGTAAGTCCATGAACAGGATGCCGAACAAGAATACATACAGCAGTAGTAGCAGAACGTGTCTGAGTTTCATAGTTCCCTCCAACCCGATTCGATACGGGCAATCAGTTGCTGAAATGTGATGCGGTGCAGTACCCCGAACCCATCGTCCTGCCATACGGATGGGATGCTGCCATGTTGGGTGTGTCTGGTCATGGCCTACCCTCCATATATAGCTGGTCGATGCAGTCATGCACTTTCTTCGTGCTGTACTTGTTGATTAGGTACAGTATCGACAGCACATAGTCTTTCTTGGTCACGGCGGCTGTCGCCCTACCGGCCATGAGTAGCCGCAGGATGATCCAGTCTTCCTTGGTCATGGCTTTGCCCTCCACCACTTCACGCATGGCATGGAAGGCTTTGTGTTTTTGTATGAAAAGTTGCTGGGCTTCTGTCATGGCTCATTCTCCTGTTGTTTACCCTCGAACTCGTTGAACTCTTGCAGGGTGTGAGGGAATCGCCCATGCAAGTCTCGGAATAGGACTGCGTTACAGTCACTGCACCATGGGCAGTATGACTTGCAGGGCTTGATAGCCCTTGTCCTGTACATGGTCGTGCTCTGTATGAAGTACTCCCATGACGGTTTGTCCATCTTCTTGAGTATGAGCTTCTTGCGTTTGCGTTGTTTCATCTGGTTACCCCCTTTTCTTGAATCCAATAGATGTAGCCACGCCCGTCATCGGTGTCCTTGAGGTGGCGCAGTCCTGCTTCAGCCAGCACCTTGTCGATGAACACGGCCTCAAGCCACGGCTTTTCGGCATCACTACCCCACAGTAACCATACGAGTCTCATGGCAGTGTCCTTGGCTTAATCACCATCGTGTATCCCAATGAGTTGATACGCATCAGGGCGAGGTCAGTCAGGGTTTTGCAGCCAGTGAGTGCTGCGAACGTGTGCGCCGTGTCGCATACTGGATATACGGTTTGCTTGCCATACACGTCACGGATTTCCACCGTATATGTTTTGTCCATGGGGTTCTCCATGTGTTGAGGGAGGGGGAGAGGTGGTGCTTAGGCGAATTGATGGGTTAAGGGGATGCCACCCCCAAGCTGATGCACACACTCTGTGTGTATGCGTAGCCCCGATGTTAGGTATGTATGTATGTATGTATGTATGTGTACGTTACCTGCTGAATCGATCAGCCAAGTATTCCCGATATGCGGTCTCGGGGTCATCCATGTCCAAGGGGTTGACGTTGGTGTCGGCCTCGAAGATGAACGGTTCGTCCTCTTCCATGTCATCTTTGATGTATACATACATTAGCTGTTGACGTTGGGACATGATGACTCCTGATGTATACACACGTTATGTATACGTACGTTGATGGGGTAATTAGGCAAGGTGGTATCCAAGGTTTGATGGGCTTGGATAGTCGATGTTAGCGGGTACTGATGCTGGAACCCGCATGGATACTAGGCTGTGAAAGGGTATGAGGGTATACCCTAGGCTAATTATCCAATTATCCAGAAAAGCTGGAGTGTGCGCGAGGATTTTAGGGTTGTATGGATTGTGTGCGCTCAGCGCACCTTCACACAAGAACACACACGCATCGTCTGTGTGTACCTAATATCTTGGATAATTGTCTAATTGTCTAATTGCACGTCTAACCCATTGATTTTAAAGAGAAACCTAATTATCCAAGGTAAAAAGCCCCTTGGATAATTGGATAGTTGTGTATACATACATCAATTGCATGGCTTAGAGTTGCGTTGGTGCCAAAAGCCAGCGCCTGATTCGCTTGGTGTCAGCTTTGGATACCTGAACCCGTTGGTTGCGGCGGCTGTGTAGATGAACGCCTGCCCACCACTGGACTTGGCTCGGCGACTCGAATAGCCTACACGTGGTGGTGTACGCAACCTGACAGGCTTGGGTGCGGCTGTGCTGGTGTGGTGCTTGGACATAGCACCTGAGTGGACTAGGTGAACACGAGACATGATTACTCCTTTACAAGTGACACTCCAAAGCCCACATGGTGGGCTTCAGGCTGAGACCTGTGATTACTCGGCGGACAGAGACACTCGGCTGTTCATGGCCTTGGCTTCGTGGTACTGAGCACTGGCGGACTGCAAGTAATCCAGCATTTCACGGTTGCGGGTTGTGACCTCGGCATCCTTGGTCATAGACTCGACACGCTTGATAAACTTGTCGAACGCTTCGGACACGTCAAATACTGACACGACCTTTTCTTCTGGCTTGGCTTCTTCCCATGCAAGCGCCATGAGCCCTTCTTCCAAGACCTTGGCATCCATGCCACGCATAGTCTTAGCACGCTCAGTATCGAAGCTGAACTTGTCCTTGCCCTTGGCAATGAACATTGGCGTGTTGGTCTCGAACCATGCACGCAAGGATGCTTTACGCATACCCTTACCCAAGGCGTCCACGAGTTGGTCTGCAAGAGTCACGTCCCCATGCTTGACAGCGTGGAGAGCGCAACCGACAGCAGTCGCTTGAATGTCGGCGGTCAGCTTTTTGGATGCACGACCGATTGAACCGATATTCTTGAGGATTTGAGCTTTTTCCATGATTTTTCCTTAGTGGTTGATTGAGCTTTGATGTGTACCCAAAGCGGATACACACTCAAGCCCCTTGAGAGGGCTTCCGAGTATTAGCGCCCTCGGTTGTTGGCGCTCGGTTAGTTTGTTGGTCAGGCAACCTCAAAAAGCCTGCGATATACGATTCATGACCCCTACGCACATTGAGTCATCTTGCATACTCGCTGTGATCGGCAGTCACATGGCAATCTCAGGACACGTCCACTTCCGGCGACGCGATGAGTCCATTCCTGCTAGGCAGGTTGTGGCTTGACACCCGGCCCGGCATAACCCGTTGGCGTGTGACTCTCCACGTGTCCTCTGGCTTCGCACCTCTACCCGCACTGGGCTTCGGGGAGTTACCCTACTCGACACAAGGGCTATTCGCGATTTCCGCTGGTCGCCAATTCTCACCACTGCGCTGTTGAACACTGCGCTTCACTACTGGTCAGGCCGCTACTGCATGATGCAACCCTTCCACTACTGGTCAGGCCGCTACCCGACCCCCCACAGGCCCCCCAAGGCGGCACCCGCCCCGCCCTCTGCTTACGACGCAGTCACGTAGCACACCCAACTTACGACATGTATGTATACATACACCCCTAAAAACACCCCGCCCCCTTGTAAAAAAGCCCCAAAAAATTAAAAAACGTATGTACAATACGTGTGTATACATACATTTGGAGCACAAAATGAAGCGGTGGAACCTGTATTTGCCTGAAGAATTGATCGAAAAATACCGTGTTTTGGCCTCCCAAAAGGGGGTTTCCTCGGCTGAAATGGCCAGAATTGCCATGGAAAAATACTATTTAGCCCTCGAAAAAGCCCAAAAACAGGCTTCGGAGACCGCAAATGCAGCCTGAAGACGTACCAATGGACGATCTGCCGCTGGAATACAAGCCAAAAACGGTGTCGTTTCCGCAAATCAGCGAGGAAATGGTGGCTTCGGTGGCCCTTGGGCTAGAAGATGAGCTAATCGTGGCCGCTCGCCACGGGATGTCCGTCGAGGATTACAACGAATTGGCCGTGCAGCCGTGGTTTCAACTGCAAGTTCAGATGAAACGGTCCGAGTACGAGAAAAACGGCGTCACGTTCAAAGCCAAGGCAGCATGGATGGCCGGGGACTTGCTCGATCAGGTGTACCTCAGTGCAGCTTCGGTCGATGCCAGCCTCAGTCAGAAGCACGAAGTCCTCAAGACGCTCATCAAGGCCGCAGGGTTGGAGCCCAAAGAGGAGAAAATCAAAGATGTTGGCCCGGGGTTCAGCATTTCTATCGACTTGGGTGGTGGCCAGAGCATAAACTTGAGCAACCAGCAGACCATCACGCCGGTTACACTGGACGCTGAGGTCAAGGAGATCAAGTGAGCAACTACAAACCGACCGAGACGCAGCGTAACTTCATGCTTGACGAGGCGTACGTCCGCGTGCTGGCGGGGCCCGTCGGTGGTGGCAAGTCGGTCACATGCGTGCATGAGCTGGTTCGTATGGCCTGTGGGCAGGCACCGAACGCCAAGAAAATCCGTAAAACTCGGGCGGTTATCGTGCGTAACACGGCGGACCAGCTGGCCCTGACGACTCGAAAGACGGTGTTTGACTGGCTGCCACCGGGTGAAGCCGGTATCTGGAAGGCCGTGGAGAAGACGTTTATCCTCATGGCGAACCTGCCGGACGGCACGAAGGTGGAGTCGGAGTGGCTGTTCATCGCGCTGGATACGCCGGACGACGTGCGGAAAGCGCTGTCGCTGGAGACCACGTTCCTGTGGGGTAACGAGAGCCGGGAGCTGCACAGCGAAGTTGTGGACGGTCTGCTGGGTCGTCTGAACCGATACCCGTCGATGAAGGACGGTGGGCCCACACGGTCGTGTGCGCTGTTTGATACCAACATGCCAGACGAAGACACGTGGTGGCATAACAAAATGGAAGAGCCGCCGTCGAACTGGGCGGTGTACAAGCAGCCCGCTGCGATTATTAAGCCTGACGCGTACCTTGAGAAGTTTGGCGAAGAGGCTGAAGAGGTGCTGCTCGATAAGGACGGCGCTGAGTGGGTCGTGAACCCTGAGTGCGACAACTACAACAACCTGCCCAAGCAGTACTACCCCAACATCATTCCGGGTAAGACTGAGGACTGGCTGCGGGTTTACCTGCGCTCGGAGTATGGTCGTAGTCTGTCAGGCACGCCGGTGTACGAGAAGACGTTCACATACGATTTTCATGTGGCCAAAGAGAAGATCAAGCCGATCCGCAGCGAGGACTACCCCGTCATCATCGGTCTGGACTTTGGGCGCACCCCAGCAGCAGTGTTTAAGCAGCGCGACCCTCGTGGGCGTGTTGTGACGTTGGCGGAGTTGACCTCAGAGAACATGGGTATCGAGACGTTCTTGCGGACAAAACTGAATCCGTTCATTGCGAACAACATGCAGGGGTGCTCGTTCGTTGTGGCTCCAGACCCAGCAGGGTACGCCAAGCAGCAGCAAGGCGAGGTGTCGCTGGTGGATATCGTCAAGCAGGCCGGGTTCAAGTGCCAGCGGCCACCGACAAACGACCCGGAGAAGCGTATTCAGGCTGTTGAACGCTTGCTTGTGCAACAGTTAGAAGGTAAGGCGATGTACCTGATCGACCCGGGATGCACCATGTTGGTCAAGGGATTCCGGTATGGATACCGGTACAAAATCAAAAAGTCCGGTGAGATGGAGGACAAACCAGACAAGAACGGCTTCTCCCACGTACACGACGCCAACCAGTACGCCGACTCCGTGATTGACATGAACATCCGGGGCGGCACGCTCAACACCGGCAGACGCGAAGTCAAGAAGTCCTCGTACGCCTACACTTGACCGCTTGACAGCTCAGCGTACAATCGGGTAACTCTTGGAGACAGGCATGTCTTTTTTCTACCCGTCAATTACATCTGAACGACGTAACGAGGATTTCCCACTGCAGGTTGCTAGGGGGCAGATTCCGGGCCACCGCAGCGTAACCGTCTTCGGCTATAACGGTGACGTCGATCAAACTGAAGTTACAGTCTGGCCGTACACTGGCCTTATTTCACACCCAGCGGCTGCGATTCAGATGAAGGTTAGCTCGTCCAACGCCGCTGATACAAGCGCTGGCACTGGTGCTCGCACAGTATTGATCGAGGGGCTGGGTGCCAGCTACAACGAAATTTCTGAGGTTGTCACATTAAGCGGTCAGACAGCCGTGACGACTGTTAACAGTTACTTGCGTATTAACTACGCCACAGTTGCAACAGCAGGATCGGGGCAGAGCGCAGCAGGCGACATATACATCGGCACTGGCACCGTCACATCTGGGGTTCCAGCTACTGTGTATGACATCATCAAGTTTAACTACAACGACACTGTGACTGGACACTACACTATCCCTGCAGGGTATACAGGATATTTGATGCAGGGTATGTTTTCTGCGGGGCAGGCCAGTGGTTCTACGTCAGTTCAAGGTCGTCTATTGACAGCCGGTGCCGATGGTATACGCCGCACCGCTTCAATAGTTACACTTAACAACGGCACAGCTGATTACGCGTTTGAGTTCCCAATTGCGATACCAGAAAAGACTGACATTGAGGCAACTGCCATAGGAGGCGCGAACAACAACTCTTGCACTTCAATGTTTGTAATCGTGCTGGTTGCTGGACCAAACGCATCCGCCCCCGGCACTCCTTGGATTTAAGATATGGCAACAGGCATCGCACTCATTCCCGTAGCTCGTAGTTCCGATCTGGAGCGCGAGTCGCAGAAACGCAACACGGACATGCAGGCTCAGCCTGTGATCCAAGGGCTGGCTGCTCATGCACGCAAGCGCTGGGAGTCCGCCCGTGAAGCCAAACGGACCATCGAAGAGCGCATGCTGCAGTGTTTGCGCCAGCGCAACGGTGAGTACGATCCTGACAAACTTGCTGACATCAAGCGCCAAGGCGGCTCGGAGATTTACATCCAGCTGACATCGGTGAAGTGCCGCGCTGCTACGAGCTGGCTGCGTGATACCTTGCTGGGCACAGGCACAGACAAGCCGTGGAGCCTTGAGGCTACACCAGAGCCCACCATGCCTCCAGAGATCATCCAAGAGCTGATGGCCAGCATGCAGCAGCAGTTGCAGGCCATGATGGAGCAGGGCATGGATATGCCAGACCCCACACAGTTGCGGGAGACCGCCAGCTTGATGAAAGACGCAGCGATGCGCAAACTCCGTGAAGAGGCCAACGACCGCGTTGACCGCATGGAACTGAAGATGGAAGACCAGCTCGTTGAGGGGGGCTGGACAGATGCACTGAACGCGTTCTTGGATGACGTCGTGACGTTCCCCTACGCTGTGATGAAGGGCCCAGTCAAGCGCAAGCGCAAGACTATGGCTTGGCAAAACGGCGAGCTGGTGCCGTCTGAGGAAATCCGCAATGAGTGGGAGCGGGTTGACCCGTTCATGTTCTACTGGGCCCCATGGTGCTCAGACATCCAAGAGGGTTTTATCGTTGAGCGTCACCGCATGACTCGCGAAGACCTGCAGGCCTTGATCGGCGTGCCCGGGTACAACGATGACGCCATCCGCTCAGTGCTCAACTCCTTCGAGATGGGCAACCTCAACGAGTGGCTGTGGACTGACAGCGCTCAGGCAACCGCCGAGGGCAAGGACACTACCCAGACCATCTTCACAACCGACCTGATCGACGCACTGCAGATGTGGGACAGCGTGCAGGGTAAGGACTTGTTGACGTGGGGTCTGTCCGCCAAAGAGATTCCTGACCCAGACCTGAACTACCCCTGCGAAGTGTGGCTGGTAGGCTCCACAGTGATCCGTGCTGTGCTGAACTACGACCCGCTGGGCCGCAAGCCTTACTACGTGACTTCGTACGAGCGCGTACCCGGCGCTGTGGCTGGTAAGGGTGTGGCCGACTTGTGCCGTGACTCGCAGAACATGGTGAACGCCGCAGCTCGCAGCTTGGCCAACAACATGGGCATCAGCTCTGGTCCGCAGGTGGGTGTGAACGTGTCGCGCCTGCCCCCGGGCGAGGACATCACCGAGATGTACCCTTGGAAAATCTGGCAGTTCCAGAGCTCTGAGTTCAACGATGGCTCGCAGCCACTGCAGTTCTTCCAGCCAAACAGCAACGCCAATGAGTTGATGGCGGTGTTCGAGAAGTTCAGCGCTCGCGCTGACGAAGACACCATGATCCCACGCTACATGACTGGCGAGAGCTCCCCCGGGGCTGGTCGCACGTCGTCTGGCTTGTCCATGTTGATCTCCAACGCTGGCAAGGGTATCAAGCAGGTTATCAGCAACATTGACCGCAGCGTCATCGTGCCATCCATCGAACGCTTGTACCAAGACAACCTGCGCTACAGCAAAGACCCAGACCTGATCGGCGACGTCAAGGCTGTGGCCAAGGGCGCTACCAGCTTGGTGGTCAAAGAAGCTGAGGCAGTCCGCCGTAACGAGTTCCTGCAGATCGTGCTCAACAGCCCAGTGGCCCAGCAGATCGTGGGTATGGACGGCGCGGCGGAACTCCTGCGCGAGCAGGCCCGCAACCTGAGCGGCAACGTCAACAGGATCGTCCCAGACCGTCCGACGCTGACAGCTATGCAGAACCTGCAGCAGCAAAACGCTCAGCTCCAAGAGCAGCTGGCCATGATCGCTGGCGAACTCCAAGGCGGCGCTCCGGGCATGACGCAGGGTCCAGCTCCAAAGAATATGCTGCCCGACGGCAGCCAAGTCGGTGGCCGGGAGGGAAATATGATTTCAGCCCGACCAAACGGTGTTTGACTTTTTTTGAATTTGTTGTATAGAATCCACACATGAAGATTTTTGTAGGCCAAAAGCCTGATCGGCAGCACATGCAAGCGTTGATTCGCTGCAAGCTGCAAGAAAACGAAGCGCTACTGGCGCTGTTCCGAACCAAGCTGGAGGAAACCAAGGTTTCCTTGACGCAGGCAGAAGAACCGCACCGTCTGTACCGCCTCCAAGGTCAGGCTCAGGTCTTATCAGATTTCCTCGAAGCGGTTGAAAAATCGTCAGAGGTCTTCGACCGGATCAAATGATCCGATTTTTGTAGTCCGAGCAAACCATTATGTCGACGGCAGACCGCAGTAGGAGCCTGAAGCAGAGTTGGAGCTAAAAGGAAATTGAAATGGCATTGCCTAGACAAGTAGAAGCGCAGTTACGAGAACTGGAAGCACTGGAAAAGCAGCTCGCAGAGGGCCAGAATCCTGCACCCGCAGACCCTGAACCAACGCCAGCAGAGCCTCCCCAAGACCCACAGCCTCAGCCAACTGAGCCCAAACCTGTTGAGCCAACGCCGACGCCAACAGAGCCAGTAGTCGCGGAAGAGACATGGCAGCAGAAGTACAAAACCCTCAAGGGCATGTACGACGCTGAAGTGCCTCGCTTGCATGCAGACTTGCGTGAGCTCAAGGCCCAAGTGGATAGCCTCCGCAAAGCCTCTGAGACCAAGCCAGTTGAGCCAGCTAAGCCCGCAGCTCCTACAAAGTTGGTGACTGATGCTGATGTTGAAGCATTTGGTCAGGACTTGATTGAAGTCCAACGCAAAGTTGCCCGCGAAGTGGCATCAGAGTTTCGAGGCGAGCTGGACGCCATGAGAGCCGAGAATGAGAAGTTGCGCGAGCAGCTGACCAGCACCGGCACCCAAGTGTCTGAAGCAAGTTTTGAGCAGCGCCTGTACCGTATGGTGCCGGACTTTGAAGCAGTCAATGCTGATCCCAAGTGGATCGCTTGGCTCAACGAAGTTGATCCGCTGCTCCGAGCCCCCCGTTCTTCTGTTGCACAACAAGCGTTCAACCGAGGCGATGCTGAAGGTGTTGCACACTACGTGGCGATGTTCAAACAGACCATTGCACCCGTGGAGCAAAAAGCCGACAAGACCGAAGAGCTTGAGCGTCAACTTCAGCCAAATCGTGGTGCCACGAGCGCCCCACCTACCTCTCAAAAAGGTAAGGTCTACACCAACGCGGACATTGAAAAAATGTTCCGTAAGGCAGCAGACTTGGGGACCAAAGGGCAGAGCGACGCGGCAAAGAAACTTGAAGCTGAAATTGATGCTGCGTTCATGGAAGGTCGCGTAGTTGCGTGACCAGTGACACAGCGTTGAACCCCAACCTGTTTTAATTTAGGAGGCCATCATGGCTGCAGTTTATCCCGTCCAGTCGCCGTTCAATACGAACCCTTCGTATTCCGGTGCTTTCATCCCCACCCTGTGGTCCGGCAAATTGCTGGCCAAGTTCTACCAGAACACCATGTTGTCGGAAATCGCTAACACCGATTACGAAGGCGAGTTGAAGAACCAAGGCGATACCATCCGTATCCGTCTGGCTCCTTCGATCAGCATCTCCGACTACACCGTTGGCCAGAACCTGTCGTACGAAGTCCCCACTCCTATCTTCCAAGATATGCAAGTGAACAAGGGCAAGTACTTCGGCGTGCAAGTCAACGACGTGCTGGCCTATCAGTCCGACATGAACTTGATGAACATGTTCACCGAAGACGCTGCCAAGCAGTTGAAGATCGCCATCGAAAACGAAGTGTTCTTCAACAACATGGTCACTGAAGGCCCTGCCGCTGCCAACGAAGGCGCTACCGCTGGTGCTATCTCTGCTGCCTACAACTTGGGCACAGACGTTACCCCCATCGACCAAGCCACTCCTGAGAACGTGCTGAAGGGTATCCTGCGCATGTCCACAGTGTTGGACGAGCAGAACGTGCCTGAAGATGGCCGCTGGTTGGTTATCAGCCCCTTCGACCGTCATTTGCTGATGCAGTCCAACATCGCTCAAGCCTACTTCACTGGCGACGCTCAGTCGACCATCCGTAGCGGCAAGATCGGTATGCTGGACCGCTTCACTGTGTACGTGTCCAACTTGCTGCCACGCGGCGCTGCTGGCAAGGCACTGGTTGCTGGTTTGACAGACCCCGCCACTGGCGGCACTGTGTCGAGCGCCAAGGCACGTCGTACCATGGTCGCTGGCACCAAGGCAGCAATGTCTTTCGCCATGACCGTGAACAAGACTGAGCCCCTGCGTAACCAGACTGACTTCGGCGATATCGTCCGTGGTTTGGCTGTGTACGGTCGCAAGACTGTCAAGCCTGAAGCTCTGGTCGTGGCCCAAGTCGGTTCCGCCACCTGATGAACTGGGCCCCTACGGGGGCCCATTCTGTTTCATTTATTTTTGGAGATTTTCATGTCTACTCAATTTTCTCGCAGCATCGGCGGCTATCAAACAGCCACCGCTGGCACAACCCAAACTCAGGCCGGTGCTACTGCACTGACTGGTGCCGTTAACTTCGTAACTACAGGTACGGCTGCTGATGGCGTTAAGTTGCCCGCTGAGCGCCCTGTTGGTGACGTTGTTTATATTGTCAATAGTTCGGCTAACTCATTGAACGTGTATCCTGCCACTGGTGGCAAGATCAACAACGGTTCTGCGAACGCCGCTAAAGCTTTGGTTGCTAACATGTCTGGTGCTTACATCAGCTTGGGTGACGAAAACTGGGGTGCTGTTCTCAGCGCCTAATCGGTGGCACAATAAAGGGGCTCTTCGGAGCCCCTTTTACCTTTTATGGAGCACTAAATGAACGCACTTGAGCTTATGTCTCGCCTTGGTGGCGAAACCCTCAACAACAAGATTCGCGCTACTGTAGACGGCAAGATTGTCGTCTTGGCCCGTATGATTGGTACTGAGTGGGAATACACCCCGGAAGGCCAAGAGCTGGCCAATGCGCACTCCAACGCCGCTGTGGAAGAAGCTGCAATTAAGCCAAAACGCGCAAAGAAGGCAGCAGAGCCAGTAGTTGAAGGTGAGCCTACACCTGAAGCCCCTGCTGCGGTAGAATTGGCTGATGTAGAGCCTGAACTGTGAGGTAGACCATGGCCACCGCAAAAGTTGTAGACCTTATCTCCCGGGCGCAGACGCTGCTCCAAGATACCACGGCTGTACGGTGGCCTGTATTGGAGTTGCAGAACTATATCAACGACAGCTATCGTGAGACTGTTAACATTCGGCCTGACTCCAACACTGCGACTGGTGAATTTACCTGCGTAGCTGGAGCTCGACAAGTCGTAACCACTACATTTGCTTCGGCGCTCCGAGTCGTTGAAGTTGTGCGCAACACTGCTGCAACATCTGCCAAAGGTGCAGTCCGCATAGTTAACCGCAAAATGCTCGACGATCAGCGTCGTAACTGGTACGCTGAAACACCGACTGTGGACATCCAGCACTACATGTTTGACCCTCGATTGCCAAAAGAGTTTCTGGTGTACCCACCAGCTACGACAGCGGCACGCCTTGAGGTGATCTACGCGTCAGTGCCACTGGCGCATACCTTGACTGAAGCGCAGTTGATTAACTCAGCCACGGCTGAGGTCATCCGTATCGACGACAGCTATTTCAACGCCATGCTGGACTATGTGCTCTACAGAGCCTACAGCAAGGACGCAGAGTACGCTGCTAATGCCCAACGTGCTGTGGCTCACTACCAAGCCTTCCAGAGCGCTCTGGGCGTGTCTGCACAGGCCAACGCTGCATCGCAGCCGGGGGTTGCGTAATGGCAAAATTGTGGGCCGACTTTCTTCCATTGCTGGCCCCGCATTTGCCCGGGTGCCCAGACCCTAGCTTGAAGTTGTATCTGGCGTCTACGGCGTCCGATTTCTTCGCACGCACGTACCTGTGGCGCGAGCAGATCAGTGGCATCACTGTTGTGGCTGGCACGGTTGACTACGACCTCGACCCGGATACAGGTCTTGTGGAAAACGTCATCTCTGTGGTGTACGGGGAAGCTACTCTCACACGCACTGACCTGCGCTTGATTGGCGCTGAAAAGTTGTCCGAGGTTGGCGAGCCCCGCGAGTTCTGGGTTCAGGCTGACAACAGCATCCGCATCTTCCCCATACCAGAAGAGCGCACTGCGCTCAAGGTGTACGCCGTACTCAAGCCAAACCGCGCTGGCACGGGCGTAGAAGACTGGATTTACGAGACGTTTGCTGACACCATCGTTAGCGGCGCAATCGCGCAACTGGCCATGATTCCGGGCAAGGAATGGTCCGACATGGCTCTGGCTGGCATGCACAAGGGCTTGTATGAGCGGGCCATTACCAACGCCCGCATTCGTGATTTTCGTGGCGTCCACATGATGGTGCGCCAACGCCCAGCGGCATAAGGAGCTCACATGGCCGAAAAGATTCGACTGGTTCAGGGCGACACCCGTCCAAACCTTGTTACTACTTTGACAGATTCCACAACTGGGGCTGTAATCAACATCACTGGTGCGACAGTTCGGCTGAAGTTCCGGGCTGTTGGCGCTACGACACTGAAGTCTACGCTTACTGGAACTGTGACTGACGGCGCTAACGGCGTCGTAGTGTTTTACTGGTCAGATGATCCTACGTCGCTTGACGGCGATCCGGGCGACTACGAAGGTGAGATCGAAATCACGTTCTCTGACACCACTGTTCAAACTGTATACGACCTCCTCAAGTTTAAGTTGCGTCAGGACTTCTGATGAACAACACAATCGTCAGCACGGGTCTGGTAGCCACGATCTCGTATGACGATCTGACGGCTTCTGCGGCAACTGTAGCAGCCCAAGCCAGCGTGTCAGCGGTAGACGCCGGGTTTACGCTGTCTTATGTGGCCATAGCAGCCTCCGTGGCACTTGACGAACTTGGGTTCAATAAGAGGATCAGAGAGACCGTGACGGTGGCTGACGTCAGTAGTTTTACGCTGAGCAGTGAAAGGGCGGAGATTGTTACTCCAACCGATAGCGCACGTAGAACTGTGACCAAGCGCCCAAGAGATACTATTACTGTGGCGGATGTCATAAGCATCGTAGTGACTGCGCTGAGGTCCGTGGATGACACTGTGACCACAGTGGAGACGGTAGAAACCGCCGTGTCTAAAGTCATCAACGAGGCTTTTGCAGCCATAAGCGCAGCGCAGACTAGCGTTAACAAGGTACTTGCGGATACACTTACGCTTGCGGACGCTGCAGCCGTAGCGTCTACCAAAATTCTCTCCGACACAGCAGGTACAGCGGACTCAGAAGTACGGTCCGTCTCCAAAGCGGTTGCAGATTCATTTGGGTTTTCGGAGTCAGGTTCGGTAATCTCGCAGGGGTACTGCGACCTGACATATTTTGAAGCTGATTACGTCGGTGAGTACCGCACGTTTGCATAGGAGATTGTCATGATCCAAGAAACCGTCAAAGCCAAGGGCGAACTGAACATCAAGTTGTTTGGTTCTGATGGCCAACTCAAGAGCGAAAAGACTGTACCAAACTTGGTCGTCACTGTCGGCAAGACATTTATCGCTGCACGCATGGTAGGTACGCCTACCGCCATGAGCCACATGGCCATCGGCTCCGGTACGGTTGATCCTGTTGTCGGCGATACCGCATTGGGCACCGAACTCGCACGAGTGGCGCTGTCGTCCAGTACTTCAGCACTGGCTGTGGTGACGTATGTAGCTGCTTTTGGGCAAGGCGTCGGCACTGGCGCTGTCACCGAGGCTGGTATTTTCAATGCGGCAAGCTCTGGTACGCTGCTGTGCCGTACTGAGTTTGCGGTTGTGAACAAGGGTGCCACGGACTCCATGTCCATTACGTGGACTGTTACGGTCTCGTGATTTTGGTAGCTTGCGCCTAGTACCTGAGAGGAATATATGAGCACCATCGTTTTACGCAGTGTTAAGGGATCACCCCTTACAAACACCGAAGTCGACAACAACTTCAACAATCTGAACACAGATAAGTTGGAAGCCAGTACGACAGCCACATTGACGAACAAGGCCATTCAGCCGCGTGTGGTTGCTCTAGCTGACGCGACTTCCCTAACCGTAAACGCTGATACCACGGATATTGCCACTCAGGCCAACACGCAGGCTGTTGGTACGTTGACGGTGAACGCCCCGACTGGAACCTTGTACAACGGGCAGAAGTTCATCCTTCGTATCAGGTCTACCAACGTACAGACATTTTCTTGGAACGCAGCTTTTGCAGGCTCTACAGACATTGCGCTGCCACTGACAACTTCCGGTGGTACGCTCTATGACTACATTGGATTTGTGTACAACAGCACCTCTGCCAAGTGGCAGATGGTCGCCAAAGTGTTTGGCTTTGCGTAAGGTACGTCATGACCAAAATTGATTTCGAGTTTGACAGCCCCTACGGGAAATACGTTGACGCCATCGTGCTGTTGGACGGCCAAACCATGACCGACGCTGAGATCGAAGCCATGAAGCAGGCTCGGTATGACCAGTGGCTTTTGTCTATCACAACACCTGCTGTTGAGGAATAAATATGGCTGATCGTTACTGGGTAGGCGGTGATGGACCTTGGAACTCATCAAGTACCGCAAACTGGTCTGCAACCTCTGGCGGCGCTTCTGGCGCTTCTGCACCCACGTCTGCTGACGACGTGTTTTTTAACTCATCCTCCAACGCCACAGCCTACGCAGTTACGGTGGGTTTAAGTGCAAGAGCGCGAGACATCACGATTGCTGGACCTGCATCAGGCAACGTCACTATCACATCTGCGGCCACTTCAGTTCTTGAATGCTACGGTAGTTGGACAAACGCAGCCACTGGCGTTGTATTTTCTACGACCACTGGTGCGGCCATTAACTTTTTGTCGACCACCACTGGCAGAACAATCACGACCAACAACGTGACTTGGGCTGCAAATGCAACCACATTTGCTGGCGTTGGTGGCGGCTGGTCGCTTGGTAGCGCCTTCACAAACACGGCAGGTCTTGCTGTCACCAATGGAGCTTTTAGCACCAGCGCGAGTAACTACGCATTAAATACTGGTGCGTTGTCAACAAGCGGCACAGCCACACGATCAATTTCTCTTAACGCTTCGGCTGTAACTGTTACTGCGTCAACGTGCATAAACATTGCTAACCCAACCGGACTGACGTTCAATGCTGGCACATCCACGATCACTTGTAGTGCAACAAGCCCGTTAATTAACGGTAACGGACAGACTTTTAACAACGTCACGTTTAGCGGCACTAATGGCGGTACAACTACCATTCAAGGCGTAAACACGTTCAACAATTTGACGCAAACAAGCGTTACTGCAACTGGCATTAGACGTGTAATATTTAGCTCAAGCCAAACAATTACAGGAACACTTACTTTAGGTGCGGCAAACACCCCTATTCGTAGGGTTCACGTTTTTTCGGTGACACCAACAGGCCTTGGAATAGGCACGCCCGTGACGCTTACCGTTGCTACGATAGCAACTCTTGCTGATGTGGACTTTAGGGACATCACTGCGGCTGGTGCGTCAGGTACTTGGTCTGGCACTCGCTTAGGTAACGCTGGCGGCAACAGCAACATCACCTTTGCTGCGGGAGTAAACAAATATTGGAACCTTGCTTCAAGCGGTAACTGGACACAAACAACTGCTTGGGCTTTAACTTCTGGTGGCGCAACTAGCACTAACAACTTTCCTTTAGCGCAAGATACTGCCATTATTGAAGACACTGGCTTAACCGCCGGTAACACTATTACTTTTAACGATAACTGGTTTATTGGGACCATAGACGCCAGCACAAGAACCACTGCTTTTACCTTAGCTTCAGGAACAGTTACACCCTTTGTTGTTGGTAGTTACACCGTTCCATCTGTAGCAACGATAACCGGAACAGGCACTTGGTACTTCCAAGGGTACGGCGCAACACAAACCATCACCACCAATGGGGATGTCCTCACGTTCCCTATCAACTGCAACGGATCAACAACCAACATTGTTCGGCTTTCAGGCAACCTGACAACCACCAACTTGGTGACGCTTCAGCAGGGTACGCTTGACCTGAACAATAACGTGTTGAGCGCCAACCAATTCAACGGCTCTAGCACTGGAGTTCGGACGCTGGCTTTTGGCACTGGCAAGATGGTTTTGGCTGGCAGCAGTTCTACGGTGTTCAACACAGACAACGGAACCAACTTAACAATCACAGGCAGCAAACGCGTTGAGTACAGCTACAGCGGAAGTGTCGGACTTCGACAGATTTCCGGCCCCGGCACAGCTACAACAGTTGAAGGCGTTAACATTTGCGACCACTACATTCTTGCGGGAACAGACGGGTTTAACCCAAACGGCGCTCGTTCGTATGGAACTGTTGATTTCGCAGGCTTTGGCGGTACGGTCTCTGGGGGTTCGCCGAGTTTTTACGGCTCTTTGGTGTTGTCGTCCGTGTCAACTTTTTCCACATCTGGTTTGTCTATAAGTTTTTTAGGCGCATCTGGAACAAAGACAATTACCAGCAACGGCAAAACAATCGACGGGAACGTAGCTTTTAACGGCGTCGGAAGTACTTTTACTTTGCAAGATGCTTTGACGATTCCATCAACAGCAACTCTTACCTTAACCAACGGCACGCTGAACTTGGCGGGATACACGCTGACTGCGGGTATTTTTAGTTCAAGCAACAGCAACGTAAGAACACTAGCGTTTGGAACAACTGGCAAGATAGATTTAACTGGCACAACTGCGACTGTGTTTTCAACAAGTATCGCAACTAACTTGACGGTCACTGGGACTAACCCGCTGATTCGACTTACAGCTGACGTTCCGTTTGGAACCAGTCGGGGCACAGTTTTTGGCGCAGCCGGTGAGTCCAATGCCATCAGCGTAGATGTAACGGCTGGCGCAGACACAATTAACCTGTCCACAACGCAAGGCGCGTATAGAAACGTGAATTTCACAGGATTCACTGGCACGGTCTTTTTTTCAAATTCAATTTTTATTTTTGGGAACTGGAACTTTGGCGGTGCTACCGCAACAGGCGGCTCGGGTACGGCTACATTTGCTGCCACATCTGGCACAAAAACAATCACCTCAAACGGTGGCTCGTTCCCCGGCGGAGTCACTTTTAACGGCGTTGGCGGCGCTTGGACTTTGCAAGATAATTTAACTATGTCCGCAGCTTTAGGGCTGACTACCGGCACGCTGAACCTCGGAAGTTACACACTGACTTGTAACAACGTCGGCACAAGTAATAGCAACACAAGAGCAATTAACTTTGGCACTGGCAAGATAGTTCTTACAGGCAGAGACCAAACAGTTTGGACTTCAGGAACAGCAACCGGGCTTACGGTTACCGGAACCAGAACGGTCGAGCTTACTGGAGTCGGCGTGTCTGGGGAAACTCGCACCATAACAGGTCCAAACGTCGATCCTTCTGCTGCAAACATAGTTGATTTTTACATCAAATCCGGGGCGGACATCGTAAGCCTTGGCACCGCCAATCGGTTTTACAGGACGCTAGACTTCACCGGGTTTTCTGGTTCAACACTTGGCGACATTTCTCCGCAAATTTACGGCGATCTTGTGCTGTCAACAGGCATGACTGTTACAGGCGGATCAAACGGATGGACTTTTGTTGCCACGACATCACAGACCATCACTAGCAACGGCGTAACAATTAACAACACCATCACTTTTGATGGTATCGGCGGAACGTGGACCTGCACTGATGCGTTGACGCTTGGTTCTACCCGGGCGCTTACGCTGACCAACGGGACGCTTAAGCTAAAGAACGGCACGACAAACACAGTCGGCTCTATTGCTACGTCGGGCACGAATCAAAAGTTTTTGCAGAGTACGGTGAACGGTTCACGAGCTACACTGTCTGCAGCCAGTGGGGTCAGTGACGTCAGCTATGTCACTCTGAAAGACAGCGCGGCGACAGGCGGGGCCAGATTCCAAGCGTTTACCTCTAACGGCAACGTCAACGCTGGCAACAACCTTGGCTGGTTCTTCATCAACGCGGTTGGTTTTTTATCCTTTTTCTGATTTTTGGAGCAGTACATGAACACGGTTGACGCAACGGAGGCTAGATTGACAACGCACGAACAAGTTTGCGCCCATCGTTATGAGGGCATCCAAAAGTCTTTTGAGTCGGGCTCCAAACGGATGGCGAAGATCGAGTATCTGCTCTACGCTGTGATCGCTGCTGTGCTGCTTGGCCCCGGTGTTGCGGCTGAGCTGGTCAAAAAGCTTTTCGGGCTCTGACCATGAAAGACTGGGCCGTTAGCTTCCTTGCTGCGGTCCTACTTATTGGTATGGTAATCTGGTGCGCCAAGGTTTTTATTGAGGTATTGCGATGATTGCAGAAATTGCAGCGGCGAACGCAGCCTTCGCAGTAATCAAAGGCGCACTGGCAAACGGCAAGGAGCTGCACCAGCTCGGCTCACGGGTCTTTGACTACTTTGACAACAAGGCCAAGATTCAAGAGAACGTCACCAAAAAAGGTGGCGGTTCCGACCTTGAAGAATTTATGGCGCTTGAGCAACTCAAGCAGCAAGAGGAAGAGCTGCGTGAGCGCATGGTCTACGCTGGCCGTCCCGGTATGTGGGGTGATTGGCAGAAGTTCCAAGCTCAAGCTGCTCGGCAACGCCGGGAAGCCAAAGAAGCTGCTGCCCGGGCCGCTATCTTGCGCAAACAGCGCATGCAAGAACTAGTTGAGTACGCTGTAATTGGAGTAGCCGCCGTTATCTTGACGGCGTTGATTGTCTACGGCATTGTTATCTACATGACCTACATCCGTAAATAAAACCTTTGGAGGCTTAAATGTGGAAACTGATGCTGCCTCTGCTGTTGCTGGTCGGTTGCGACGAGCAGTACCGCTACTATTGCCAAAACCCGGACAACTTCCATGCTGAACGATGCCAAAAGCCTCGCTGCCAGTTTACGCAAACTTGCCCTGAGTACCTTGTCGCCCCAATCTTGGAGAAGCAAATTGACCAAACCAAACCAACCTCCGAGCCAACTCCGGTCCGTTGAAGAGGAAACCGCGCTACTGGAAGTCCGCATCTGGGCGTTCGTAGTAGTGGCTGTGACGGTCATTTTGTTCGGCATTGTGACGGCGTTGCTGTACTCCGTAACATTTGTAACGCAGCCAATTAAGTCGATGGCTCCTATCGACCAAGCCTACACCAAGATGCTCAACGACATTGTGTTGTTGATAGTAGGTGGTATTGGTGGTGTGATCGGTAAGCGGGCTATGTCTACCGCAGCCAGAGCGTTTGCACCGCAGCCCCCACGACAGCCGATGTGCCACTCCATGGGGGGTGGGTACGGTAACAGCAGTTATGCGCCTCCACAGTCTGCGTACGGCTTGCCAAGCCAGCCTTTTGGCGCTATGCCTGTGTGGAAGAATCCTGAGCTGGACGAGAGCTGGACTCCCGGTCCACCGCCGACAACACCGCCAGAGCACCAAGAACCTGAAGAGGACCGCGCAGAAATCGCCGAAGCCCGCAAGGAAGCATTATGACCTCCATACAGCGTACAGGTATAGCAGTGCTGCTGGCGCTGCTTGTCATCTTTGGAATCTACAAGTACGGCTACAACAGTGGCTGGGGCGACCGTGATGCTGAAATGCAGGCACAGATCGCCAAAAAGAACGAAGAGGCTCGTGAAAAAGAGCAGGCGATGACCAAGGCTGTCGCCGACAAAGAAACCGAACTGAGAAAGGCCAATGATGTTGTCAACAAAAAGCAAACTGATCTTAATCGCCTCATCGCTGCTGGCAGGGTGCGCCTCCCCTCCGCAAGTTGCGTACAAGCCGCCCCAAGTGCCCCCGTTGCCAGCGGAGATAGCAACCAAGCGCCAAGCCAACCTGACCGAGCGCCTGACCCAGATACTGGTGCCAGCGAGTCCGAGCGCCAAACCCTCCAACTAATTGCACAGATTGCCGCCGATGGGGACAAGGCAATCAACCAATTAAACTCGTGCATCGACGCGTACGACAACATGAGGAACATCATCAATGCTCAACGCTGACCAACTCCAGAAGTTGCACATTGGCCCTCAGTGGGCTGATGCGCTAAACGCCACCTTTGAGCGGTTCAACATCCTGACGCCCCGCCAGCAGGCTGCGTTCATAGGCCAGTGCGGCCATGAGTGCGGCAACTTTCGTGTGCTGGAGGAGAACCTGAACTACAGAGCGGCAACACTGCTCAAACTATTTCCGCGCACGCCCAAGCGCACATGGGGCTTCACGCCTGAAGAGGCCGCTGCATATGAACGACAACCAAAGAAAATTGCAAACCGGATTTATGGCAACCGCATGGGCAATCGGGATGAGGCTTCTGGTGATGGCTTTCGTTTTCGCGGTCGTGGTTGCATCCAGTTGACTGGGTCGGCAAACTATTTTCATGCAGGCCAAGCGCTTGGCGTGGACTTCATTATGGAGCCAGACCTTGTGGCCACTCCCCAGTACGCTGCCATGACTGCCGGGTGGTTCTGGGACACTCAGAAGCTGAACGCTTTGGCCGAGTCTGGCAACAACTTGGCTCTGACCAAGAAGATCAACGGCGGCACGATTGGTCTGGATGACCGCATCTTGCACACAAATCAGGCACTGGCTCTACTGGGTGATCCCAATTACAATCTGGCCTAGTGAGGAAATCATCATGGCCGTTATCCCGATCAAGTCTTTTGGTGGCATCTCGCCCAAAGTACCGCCACGCTATCTCCCGGACACTGCGGCTCAGGTAGCAAGCAACTGCGCTGTGTTCAACGGCTCTTTGCAACCATTGATTGGCGCTGGCACCACTGTTGCTACGCTGACCAAGGCTGGTACGCCCCTGACCATCTACCGCTTTGGCCAAGACATCATCTCCACAACGCAGTACTGGTTCCACTGGACTACCGATGTAAACGTCTGCCGTGGCCAGATTTCTGGTGACACCTCGGAGTGGACGTTCTACACTGACGGCACGCTGCCAAAGGCGACGTACTCCACACTTGCTTTGTCTGGGTCGGACTACCCCACGGTGTCACGCCCATTGGGCATACCAGCCCCTACAACGATTGCGCTCTTGACTCTTGGCGGCACCCCCGTCGATGCAACAGCTTTGGCTGAAACTAGGGTTTATACCTATACGCTGGTCAACAAAGAATCTGGTTACGACTTTGAGTCTGCCCCAGCACCAGCCTCGGCAAGTATTGATGTGAAAGTGGGTGAGACCGTTGCGGTGTCCAACTTTGACACAGTTCCTTCTGGGTACACCGCCACCCACAGACGCATCTACCGCTCCGTATCCGGTACGTACTTGTTCGTTGCCGAGATTGCAATCGGCACCAGCAGTTACACAGACGCAGTTTTGGCGGAAAACCTCGGCGAAGAAATCCCGAGCTTGACATGGCTTCCACCTCCGGCAACGCTCAAGGGACTTACCAACTTGCCCAACGGCATCATGGCTGGCTTCGTGGGCCGGGACATCTATTTCTGTGACCCTTACCACCCGCACGCATGGCCCGTGGCGTACAACCAAACCATTGACTTTCCTGTAGTGGGTCTTGGGCGCATGGATACAACTCTTGCTGTGATGACAACGGGAACGCCGTATTTCCTGCAAGGTAGCCACCCCGACTCCATGGTGGTGGTCAAATCTGATCTGGATCAGGCCTGTGCGTCTAAGCGCAGCATTGTGAGCGCCAATGGCGTAGTGATGTACGCCAGCCCAGACGGCCTTGTGATGTTGAACTCTGGCGGCTCCAAACTCGTGTCTGAGAGTGCGTTCACCTACGCCCAGTGGCAGGCGCTGTTCAACCCATCGTCAATCCATGCCTACATGCACGACCGCAAGTACGTGGCGTTCTACGACACCGGGGCGACGACAGGCGGTTTCATCTACGATCTGCTCACAGGTCAGTTCACCTTACACAACATTTACGCCACTGCTGGCTACACGGACCTTGTTAACGACAAGCTGTTCCTTGCATTTGCAGACCGCTCTATCAAAGTGTGGCAGGCTGGGTCAGCGCTCAGCTACATCTGGACTTCCAAGAAATTCACCATGCCGTACGACATGTCGTACTCGTGCTCGCAGGTGGAGGCTGAGGCTTATCCGGTCACAGCGAAATACTACGTCAACGGGTCGCTTGTGCATACGCAGACTGTGGCAAACCGTATGCCATTTAGACTGCCTGTAGCAGTTGGTCGTGACTGGGAGTTCCGCATTGAAGGCAACACTGAGGTATTCTCAGTAGCTACAGCGCAATCTATGCAGGAGCTTGCCAGTGTCTAAAAAACTGCCGTTTGTAACGTCTGATATTCCACGCGACTTGCGGTCGTTCCTTGACCGCATGCGTGAGCTTGTGTCCGGTTCTGGCCCAGATCGTTTGTTGACTGCCAACGACTTGGCTAGTTCAGGCCTTGCGACTGTGGATGGGTCAGGGGTTATCAGACCGACATCGACTTTTGTTGCCACGCCGCCACCTCCTACAACCGTCACAGCCACCGCAGCAATTCGCAACATCATCGTTGCATGGGATAACCCAGCCTACGTCGGCCATGCCTACGCAGAGGTGTGGAGATCAAGCACAAGTTCGCAGTCTGCAGCAGTTCTTCTGGGCATGTCGCCCGGGGCTATTTACGTCGACGAGGTTGGACCTAGTGCTACACGTTACTACTGGGTGCGGTTTGTCAACACAGACAACACTCCCGGGCCGTACAACGCACTGGTTGGCGTCTCAGCTACAACTGGCTCTGACGTAACTTACACCGTTGGCCTTCTGGCTGGGCAAATAACAACGACTCAGTTGGCTACAGCTTTGAACAATCGGATCGACTTGATTGACGGTTCTGCGGCTGTTCCGGGAACGATCCCAAACCAGCTGGCTCAAATCCAAGGGCAGATTGATGCGATCACTTCGTACCCAGACTACGACAACGGCACCACCTATGCCGCAGACGACATCGTAAAGTACAACGGCGGGCTGTACAAAGCTATAAGCACCACGACTGGCAACCTGCCAACGAACGCTACGTACTGGCTCAAGATCGGCGACTATTCGTCGCTGGCCGATATTGTTGCTGCTCACACATCAGAAATTGCCACGCTTACTACTGATTTAGGCGGGGAAGTCACTTCGCGTCAGGCCCTAGCTACGCAGATGCGCGGAACCTACACTGGCACAGACGTGGCGTCTGTCACAGCTGGGTTGATCTTCTCCGAGAAAACAGCGCGTACGACTGCGGACACTGGCCTTGCAAGCGACATCTCAGTTGTCGCAGCTACAGCGTCAAGCAAGACTAAAGTGTCTAGGCAGACTACTGCCCCAACAAGTCCGTCAGTCAACGACATTTGGGTGGACACGCGGATAAGCTACAACCCAGACTACTTTGCTGGTGAGTACGCAACACCTAAGTACAAGCAGTACCAGTGGACAGGCACTGAATGGCTGGACATCACAGACTCAGACATCTCCGACAACTTCGGAAGTATTACGCGGGAACAACTTGCTAGAGCCAGCGCCGACAGCGCCTTGGCTGAGGACATTCTGACGCTTAACACGTACTTTCTTAACGAGACTACGACACTTCATGCGGACTTGCAAATAGAGCGTGAGACACGCATTGAAGACGACATAGCCACTACGTTGCTTTTTGAGCAACTGGATTCGCAGGTCAACAACATTGACACTGGTTTGCCAGCAACACGCGCTACGCTTATCAACGATTACTCCACGACGGCTACAGTCAACTCGGCCATTGCCAGCAGCAAGACAGCTCTCAGGGCGTACACAAACACATCGGCTTCTCGCACATTCAGGCAAGCTACTGCGCCAACCAAACGTGGCGTGGACGCAGACACTTCACTGGACATCCCGCTGCAAAATGGTGATGTTTGGGTTGACACCGACGATCTGAATAAACTGTATTTGTGGACTGGTTCTGCGTGGGTGTATTCTCCTGATGGAGCCATCACAGGTTCTGTGACTTCGCTAACAGCCACGCTTACCAACGATTACCTCACAGCAACAGACACAGAGAACGCCATCGCCCAGAGCGGCACGTTTTTGCGTGCTTACGCTGATGTCCAGTCCAAGGTGTTTCGCACAGCTGACGCACCCACTAAACGCGGAGTGGACCCAGAAGACTCTGCAGATATTCCGCTCTTGACTGGGGATGTCTGGTACGACACCAACGACAGCAACAAGCTGTACCTTTGGTCTGGCTCTGCATGGGTGTATTCACCCGACGCTGAAATTACAGGTTCCGTAACAGCAGTTGCCGCTAGTATCTCAGCGGTGGAGACCACCAAGATTGGCTACTGCACGATTGGCGGGTTAGCTACCGACGACACAAACCGTGCTGCTTGCGAAGCCGCAGGCGGGACATGGAATGTAGGCATCCCCATAGCCACGGCAGTCAAACAGGTGAACGTCAGCGACGGCGCAGACTCTGCAACTTTAGAGCAGCGATTCACAGCACAGAAAACCCTCAACGATGGTTTGAAGTTGCAGTACACCATCAAGCTCGACGTTAACGGTAACGTAGCTGGATATGGTATTTACGCTGGCGCAACAACTTCTGAGTTTATTGCCAACGTAGGTCGGTTTGCGGTCACGACACCACAGAGCCTTATTTCGCTTAGGACTACAAACACTGCGTACGCTCAAGGCGCTATTGCTCGTGTCGCTGGACAAGACAGCAAAACTCTGGTGTGCAAAATCGGCGGTTCGACAGGCGCTGGCGCTCTCACCGTCGGAAACATCGGCACATTGATCGTAGATGGCTCGGTGACATGGCAGGTATCCAGCCGAGTCCCTCTCGCTGTGCAGGCGGTGCCAACGCAGATCAATGGCCAAGATGTTCCAGCAGGCATATACTTTGACGCTGGTTACATCCTGAACGCTACGATTCAAAACGCGCAGATTGCTGACTTGGCTGTAGATGACGCCAAAATTGTCAGCCTTGGTGTTGCCAAACTGACTGCTGGCTCTGTTGCTGTTGGAGAGTACATTCAGTCCACTGATTTTGTTACTGGGTCTGCTGGCTGGAGAATTGACGGTAACGGAACTGCCGAATTTGCCGCTGCGTCTATTCGTGGCCAGCTTACTGCGTCACAAATCAACGCCAACGGATTGTCCATTCGAGACACGGACGGCAACATTATTCTGAACGCGGGCACCGCGAACTTTACTGGCTCTGTAGCCGGTACTGCTGCAAGTACGCTAGTAACCACGGCAAACAATGCTGCTAGTGCAGCGTCCACGGCTCAGGGCACAGCCAACTCAGCAGTCAGTGCAGCGTCCACGGCTCAGGGCACAGCCAACTCAGCAGTCAGTGCGGCGTCCACAGCTCAGGGCACAGCCAACGCAGCAGTGTCTGGGCTAGCCAATAAACTCAACTCCAACGCACAAAACGTACTGGCGGGTGCTGGTGGTTTGTCTGTAGGCACACTGACGTGGAATTCGTCCGGAACTAGGACAGGCGGGTACGGCATTGGTTTTAGTGCTGGGGGATTGGCTGCGTTTAACTCTTCTGGCGTAGCAACTTTTGCACTTGATGGGGAGAGTGGCAGCGCGTTTTTTGGCGGTGACATCACCGCAGGTACGGTTGGTGGTAGTAGTGTTGGCACAAATTATGTACGGTCTGCTAACTATGTGTCGGGTTCTAGTGGGTGGGAGATTGACAGCAACGGCGACGCCGAGTTCAACCAACTCACAGTCCGCTCTGGTCAGGTTACTGGTGCGCTGCTTAAAGCCGTAAAGATAAATTCGTTCTCCGGAATTTATGTGGAGATTAGCGGAGGCGTTCCAGTCTCAACAACAAGCGGCCCGTACTACTTGAATGGTTTTTCTGGTTCTTATATAAACTCACCCCCTCAGTACTTAGTCGGCTACTACACAATGCCAGCCCCAGAAACTGCCTCGCATAAAATTGCGGCGGTGATTAACGTGCAATCTCAAGGTAGCGGCACTAACAAAGACTTGGCCGTTCTTTTGCTTGCTAACGCCAGCGCCGTGGGAGATGCTATCTATGGAGAACAAGTTGCGTACAACACAAACTCTGGCGTGTTCGGCTTAGCGACAAACGGGGCTGGTGTTACCAGCAATTCTTACTCCACAGCTACAACTTTTGCTGTTTTTGTAGGTGGGTTTAATGCTGCATATACCATTCAAAATATTGACGGCATATTGTTTGGAGTGCGATGATGAGCTATACACGATGGGTAAAAGTTGTGGACGGACAGATAGTTGCTGGCCCCAGTGACTTCAAACCAGACGATACCTACGTTGAGTACATAGAAGTGCTTAACCTTACCCCGCCATACTTGCGTGTAGATGTTGACGTGGCAATGGTAGACGGAAAGTGTGTCAAAACTGTAACCAGTGTTATGAGTTACGTTGCAGAACGCCAAGCAGCATACCCGCCCATTGGAGACCAGCTTGACGACTTCTGGCACGCCATGAACAATAACCTGATTCCTAGAATCGAGCCGTTCTACTCGCAGATCAAAGCCGTCAAAGACGAGTATCCAAAACCACCCCAATAAGCCATAATCCTCGCATGGCACATCTTGTCTACGACCAGAAAGAACGCATCGGTGCATGGGTTGCCGAGCGGGTTAATCAAGGCGCTGACTGGGGTAGTTACTACGCCATTGGGGTGGTGAGTGGTGATGATGTCTTGGCTGGAGTGGTCATCAACAACTACAACGGAGCCAACGCTACGTGCCATATTGCCATCGCCCAGCAGACCAAACAGATCATCCCGTTGTTCCAAGCGGTGTGCGACTACGCGTTCAGGCATTGCGGCCTGAAAAGATTGACTGGCATGGTTCCCTCAAATGAGCCTAAAATACTGGCATTTGACAAACACCTCGGTTTCGAGGAAGAGTTCGTCATGAAAGACGGCGCACCGGGTGCCGACATGCACGTTTTGGTAATGCGGCCTGACAACTGTCGATGGCTGCGCAAGGAGTAAATCATGGGCGGTAAATCGCAACCAGCACCAGACTATTCTGGCATGGAAGCTCTCGGGCGAGAACAGCTTCAGTTTGCCCGCGATCAATACGCTGACATCAAGCCGTTGGCTCAGCAAATTGCTGCGCAGCAGATGGCTGCTCAACAGCAACAAATGACGCAAGCGCAAGACTACTATAACTACCAGAAGGATACCTTCCGGCCTGTAGAGCAGGGGCTTGTCCGAGACGCGCAAAATTTCAGCACTGAGGGATACCGTGAGCAGATGGCTGGCCAAGCCGCCGCTGCAGCGGGTCGTGCCTTTGGTGTTCAACAAGAGATGGGCCAGCGGGCCATGGCCGCTCGGGGTGTGAATCCAAACTCTGGTGCTGCTATGGCACTGCAGGCTCAGGGTAATCTGGGTCTTGCCGCACAACGCGCCAACGCCATGACAGGCGCACGCACTCAGGCTGAACAGCTTGGCTTTGCCCGTCGCATGGACGTCACAGGCCTTGGCCGCAACCTTGCAGGTGCTTCGACGGCAGCTTATGGCGGCGCTAACGCTGCAGGTACTTCAGGCATCAACACATCCATGGCCCCGGGCAATCAGTTGCAGCAAGGTTACGGCGCTGCAGGCACTACGATGGGTAACATCGCTACGGGTCAAGCTGGTTTGTACAACGCTGGTCAGAACCGCCAAGGTGAGATGTTTGGCGCAGTACTCGGCGCTGGTGCAACAATTTTCTCTGATCGCCGACTAAAGCAGAACATTGAGCTGGTTGGCCGTGATGAGCGCACCATGCTGCCTCTGTACGAGTTTGAATACACCAATGGCTCCGGTCGCCGCTTCCTCGGCGTGATGGCGCAGGATGTACTAGAGACGCACCCAGACATGGTCTTCACGATGCCTGACGGCTTCATGGCAGTAAATTACGCCGGTCTCGGCTTGGAAATGGTGGAGGTCTGATATGAGCATAGCCGCAGGATTTCAGTCTGGAATCGCACTAGGTAAAGCCTTTAAAGAGGGTCAAGAGCGCCGCCGCTTAGAAGGTATCCGCACTGCTGCGCCGGAAATGTCGCAGGGGTATACCGCTGAGCAAGGCCAGCAGCTGGAAGCCATGGCCAGCGCCATCAACCCAGAGACAGGCCGTCCGTACTACAACGTGCAGGCTGGTGAAGGCGGTAACTACACTGTAACTCCAGACTTTACAGAGGCTCAAATCCCGCGTACTGGCATGGGGACAGACGTAGTTGGTATTGACCGCACTCAACTTCAACCAGCAGCATTTAACCAGCAGCGAGTGACTGACTTCTTGGGCCGTCGGTTTGAGGGCGAACTGACCCCTGACCGCATTGAGGCTTTGCGCAGCCGTGCTATGGCTGAAGGGCTGTCCGACCCCCGTATGCGTCAAGCTGCGCTTGCCGAAGCTACTCGTGCAGAACGTGAGGCTGAAGAAGCCCCATTGCGTCGACAAGCACTGGAAACTCAAGTAGCTGCTGGCAGACTCGGGCTTACAAGAGCTGAGCAAGACCTAGAACTAGGTGGCATTCAGCTTACAGATGCGCAGCGCAAACAACGCATGCAAGAAGCCTTTGACACAGGGTTTGCCGACATTAACAAGCAGACGTTTGCAAAGCCGGAAGAACGCACTGATGCCATTCTTTCGCTTGTGGAAAGAACCCAAGGCCCGCAGGCCGCTGCACAACTGCGGGATAACTACAGCCGACAAGAGCTGAACCAGATCAGTCTACAGTCCAAGAAGTTTGATGAAGGCTTCCGTCAGTCGCGTGCCAAAGGTGTAATCCCTGCGCTGGAGTGGTTTGACGAGCAAAACACTTCGTTTAAGCTGGAGCGCGACCCTAAGAATCCGTTCCGCGTGATTCAGGTTAACACCGACGGCACAAGGTCAGTGTTTGCAGATGCCAAGAACGAACGTGAGTTGGGCATGATTGTTGACGCCAAGGCCAAGCCCGGTGGGTTTTTGGAATTGGCCAAGTATGACTTGGACGTGCAGAAGGCCAAAGACATCGCTGATTATTATCGAGCCAGAACACAAAATGACCGTATGCGCGGCGGCGAATCGGAAGCTCAGCAAGCATTTCAGCGCAAGGTTGATGGAGTACTTGAAGGGTATCAAACTGCTGTTGGTCTAGGGCCAGCAGGTCGACAAGCGGCGGCAATATACGCACGCGAATACGATCAACTTCGAGCCACGACTCCAAAAGGTTTGCGCGCACCACCATCGCTTTCGGCGCTTAATCAAGCGCAGCAACCTGAAAAACCTGTCAAAGTTGAAGAGGCTGGCGTCCAGTACAAGGTGGGCGGTAAGCTAATGCAGACTGACGGTCTCGGTGGTTTTATCTCTGCCAAAGGTGTATTACCTGACGACCGCCCAGCGGCACTCAAAGCCGCTGGAGTATCTGACAACAACGCAAGTCGGTTGATTTGGAGCAACGACGGCGACGCTGTTATGTTCAACAACGAAGAGTTTGACATCCGCGACAAGCGCGACATGAAAAAACTCAAAGAGGCGTTGGACGACTATGACGTTCTGCAAGGTCGTATTGCTGAAGAAGAAAGACGGCGCAGTAACCCAACAGGCCCATCAGGCTTTCAAGGAGCCCGCACAACTGGGTTGGGACCAGCATCTAGTTATGGGGTTGCCCCGGGCGCTCCTAGCATTTACGGACGCTAATAGGCATGCGACAATGTCGCATGCAACAAATTGAAGGGTATCTATGTCCCGCCGCCTGACAGACGAAGAAATTGCAGAACGCTACAGCCAGCAGTACCGAGTAGCGACTCCTGAAGCTGGTGTTGGTGCGCTATTTAGTTCGGGTGCTTCTACTGCGGCGGCTGCTGCGCTCGAATTGCCTGAAGCTTTTGGTCTTTCAAGGGACTATCGTTTAGCTCAAGAAGCTGAAGCCCGGCGTACTTCCCAGCGCTACTACGATACTAATCAGGACGCGGTTGGTTCATTTAGAAACATTTCAGGTGTTGGAGATGTGGGGCGGTACGCCCTAGAGTTGGGTGCTCAGTCTTTGCCGAGTATGCTGCCTATTATTGGAGCTGGGCTTATCGGGGGTCCAGCTGCCGCGTACGGTGTCGCCGGTCTTACCGGTATAGGTGCTGTGGCGCAAGCTCAACGTGAGCAGACTGGCCGCACCGATTTGACGGCTGTTCCTCTTGGTCTGGCTTATGGCGGTGTTGAAGCTGCTACTGGTATTGTTGGCAAGTTGGCCGGTACTGGTGTTCGGGCTGAACGCGCTGCATCTGTGGCTAACCGATATCTTGACAACCTTAGCGGGTTTACGGGCGGTGCTGCACGCACTGGCGCGGCATTTGGTCGTACGGGCTTATCCGAAGCTATTGGTGAAGTCGGCCAAGAATACATCTCCAACGTGGGCCGGTTAGCCGTTGACCCGCGTGTTGAACTGTTTAGCCCGGAGGCCATGGACGACTACGCAGAGTCCTTTGTAGGTGGCGGTCTGCTTGGTGGCTTGCTTGGCGGTGCTGCTGGCGGTTGGCGTCGTAGCCAAGGTTTCCGTGACGCTGCTCGTGAGCGCGATCTGACATCTACTGAACAAGATCAAACACCTTTGGTGCAACGCCCACTTGAAAGCCAGTTTGTTACTCAAGACCAAACTGTTGGCTTACAGTCGTTTATTAACCAGAACGTAGGTATCACACGCCCCAAGCGTAAAGACTATGTAGCGCAGTTCAAAGCGGCGTACGATGAACCCACTGGCCAGTTTGTCAGCGACCCAGAGACCGGCATTGAACGCCCCTTGACAGTGGGCGAAGCCCTGCAGCGTTCGCAAGCAGCGCTTGACTTGACCCAAGAAAAGCCAGCAGAGGCAGCGGCAACTGCTCAAGTAGTAGCAAGTACCGTACGCGACCCACGTTCGTACGAACTGCGTGACACGTTTAATGTGACACCGACTCCGTCGTCGTTGCAGTTTTACTCAGAAATTACGGCTGACGCTCAAGCAACTGGAGTGCCGCTGGACTCCGACTTGTTCATAGACGTTTGGAAGTTTGCTAGCGATAAGCCGATGACTCCCAAGCGCTTGGAAAAAGCACGAGAGTTGTTGGACTCGGCAATTATTAAAGCTCGTCAGGAGGCACCAAGTGGCGCACCAGTTTCTACTGTACAGCAGCCTGCAGGAGGCTTGGGAGTCGGGAGCCCTGTCGTTCAAGGAGGCGTGGGAAATGCAGGACCAGCTGCTCCTGTCGCAGGAACAATGGTCGGAGGTGCCCCAGTCGCTGGAGGAGCACTTCAACAAACTAGCGTTCTTCCAAGTACCCCCGGGCAACCATCTACCGGTTTAACTCAGACTGCACCTGCTACAGACACAGCACCACAAACCCGTTTCCGTCGCGCTCCGCGACCCATGACAGTATTGGAAGCCGCAAATGCCGCTAAAGCCGCTCAAGCCCAGCAAGCAGAAACGCAAGGACAAGCGACACCTGCCGCCGCAGGACCAGTCGTAGACGAACGCCAAGCAATACTGCAGCAAATCTTTGGTGAACGTAACGGCGGCATCATTTTTGACGTGGTTGGCATGGGCATGCCTGAGCCAGAAGCGGCTACCAAGTATGGACTTAGCCGGTCTTCTATCCAAGCAATTGCTGGGGCTACTGGCCAAAAAGAATGGCCAGCGCTGATTGCCAGCGCCAAGACTAAATTTAACTTGACTGATGCGCAGATTGCAGATGCGTTCAACACGGTTTCGCCAGAAAGCACAGAAGGTCAAATTGCCAAAGAGGTATTTACTGACAGCCAAGATCGCATGGACGAGGACCAAGCCATTGAAGCCGGTCTGGGTAACATCGTCAAGACTGCAGGCGCTAGTACATCTGCTGTTGAAGGCTTTACCGATCTCCAAAAAGAAATTGACGCCACGCTTGAGGCGCTGGCCGTAGAGACCGACGAAGCAGTATTGGCGCAACTGAATGCCACTCTGGCCGCGCAGATTGAAAAGGTCAAGGCAGTTGAAAAGCAAGCTCAAGCAGAAGTTCGAGCCCTTGCTGGCCGCAAGTCTGAAAAAGACGCTGCGGAGGAAACCGCCGCTAAAGCCGAACAACCCAAAGAACTAGGAGAGCCAGATGCCGTTCAAGTCGAAAGCCCAGCAGGGGTATCTGTTCAGCCAAAAGCCGAAACTGGCCAAGGAGTGGGCACAAAAGTACGGCGTGCCAAAAAGCCTGCCGCAGAAGGTAAAGCCCAAGTCCCAGCCGTCATCCTCACCGAAGCAGAACAAGCCGCTCAAGCGTGGGATGTAGTCGCTGCTGACTTCCCGCAGGCTCCCAAGTTCGCTGACTTGACCAAGGCCCAGCAGGAGAACTTCATTGAGTTCGGCCCAGACAACTGGACCAAGGATGACGTTGAAAATGAGCTGACTAAGTTGGCTAGAGGTGGCGCAAAGTTCAACGCACTGCGCACTGTAACCACGGTGGACGAAGACAATGCGACTGTTGAACTGCAGGAGCAAGAGCTGTCACGTCTTGAAGCTGTTCCCGGTGTTGGCGCTGCTACTGACCGCTTGCGCAAAGAAGGTCTTGGCGACTTGGTTGATTACGTCGGTGGGTGGTATGTCACCGACTCCAAGGTGAACTGGGATGGCGGCTTTACTGCCATTGACGGTCAAGCAGCTGTGCTGTTACGCCGTGGTGCTTTAACAGACTCTCAGCGTGTCGAGTGGACTGTGTACCATGAAGTCGGTCATGCTGCAGATCAGACACATCTTGAAGGCGGTGGTGTATTTTCTAGCTTGCCTGAATTTAACGTGCGGTTGCAAAACGGCGAGATCAAACCCATGGGCGCGGTTATGAAAGCTGCGTTCGATCACTACAATAGCAACCCCACATCCGACTTGTCAAAGCACTTGTCGTATCCATTTGATCGTACGCAGCACGGTGACTTGGACGGCAATGGCATCCGCGAGGAATTGTTTGCTCAGTTGTGGGCCACATACACTACACGCGACGGTCGTGAATTTTTGGAAGACAACCTGCCAGAAGTGGCAGATTTCATGGAGCAAGTATATGAACAAGTCAAGCAAACCGACTACGCCGCTGCAAAGGCAAATGAAGCTCAACGCTCAACGCAAGCTGGGGGCCAAACCACGCAAGGGAATGGTCAGCCGAGACAAGTTCCCCTCCGGCAAACTGCCGTTCGTTTCAGGGCAAACCGCTCTCAAGGCCTGATCGACCGCAACATTGCCAAGCTGCCGAAGATGTCTCAGCAGCCTGTGAAGCGTATAACTGAGGCCATTGGTGACTTGGGCGGCAAGTATGTCGACTACGCGCTGTTTACAAACGATCTGGTCAAGCGTGCTCAAGCTTTGGGTCTGGGCGCTGCCAAGACTTTCTCCGACCGCCTTGCTGCCCGCAACGCCAAGGTCAGTGAGGAAGAGCGCAAGATTGAAAAGATTGCCGACCGCTATGCCTTGATTGAAGATGCCAACAAAGGGGACGGCCCCGGCTCAGTCAACGAGTTCTTGTTTGAGTCCACCCGCACGGGGAAGTGGGGCTACGACACTGCGAAGTTCAAAGCTGACCCAGCGATGAAGGCCATGTTCAACAAGCTGGGCCCCAAGGCTCAGCAGTTTGCCAAAGACGTGTTTGCCCATGGCGACGCTATGCTGTCAAGCAAGAAGACGATTGTGCTGAACGCAGCCAACTCTGAGTACGACGCCATGATTAAGGCTGCGCAGGACTTAGTCAACAACACCACCGACAAAAAAGATTTGAAAAAAGCCAAAGAAAACTTGGCTGAGCTCAAAGCAGAAAAAGCCGATACGCTCAAGCGCTTCCAGACGCTGTTCCGCATCCGTGAGGGCGTGCCCTACGCGCCTATTAAGCGCACTGGTACTTATGCTGTGGTTGCTGAATCTGCCGCTTTTAGGGCTGCCAAAGAAAATAAAGACGCGGAGGCCATCAAAAAGATGGAGTCTGACCCAAACCACTACAGCGTGTCGTTTGTTGACACCAAGTGGACTGGTAGAAATTTAAAAGATTCACTGGCCGAAGCCTATCCGAACTTGGACATCAACATCGTTAAACGTGCTGAAGCCATGGATGACTTTAGCAAAAACGCTTTGATGCCCGCGCTGACAAAGATGCGCTCGGCTGTGACCTCACAAAACACCAGAGAAGATGGCAAGATTGACCCATCTGCTGGCAAGCTGCTCAACATCATTAACCAGTTGTACTTGGAAGCGTTGGCTGAGGGTAGTGCCCGCAAGTCTGAGATGCGTCGCCGTGGTGTAGCCGGTGAAGTGGACATGCTTCAGTCGTTCACGCAGCAAGGCCGTGCCGATGCTAACTTCTTGGCCAGCGTAGAGTTTGAGCCTAAGATTCAGGATGCCCTGCAGCAGATGCGCAACCAGTCACGCACTGGCGAACGCGAACGCAAGTCTGAAATCTTTGATGAGTTGACGCAGCGCTACGCTGACTCGCTTGACCCTAAACCAAGTCCGTTCCTCAACGGCTTGACCAACATGGCGTCCAAGTTCTTCTTGGCCTCCAGCCCTGCGTACTATTTACAGAACTTGACACAGCCATTCATGATGTCTCTGCCTGCCATGGCGGGTCGTCATGACTACACCAAAGCTGCTGCGGAACTGGCTAAGGCGTATGGTGAGTTGGGCCCACTGTTCAAGGACGTGAAACTGTTTGACCAGCAGTTTGATTTCTCCAAGGTGCCTGCTGATGTGCGTGCAGCTATTAACGACTTGGTCAACCAAGGCAAGATCGACATTGGTCTGGCCACTGAGATCAACGAGTACAAGGTAGAAGCCGACGGCAACCTCAGCAAGTTTGCGCAGCGCCTGAACAAAGGTATGCGCATGGCCGTGCAGAAAGTTGAAGCTACCAACCGTTTGTCTACCGCCATTGCTGCGTACCGTTTGGAGTTTGAGCGGGCTAAAAAAGACCCAAAAATTGCAGACCCTAAAGCTGCAGCCACGCAGTACGCTGCTGACATCTTGACTGACACCCATGGTGACTACACAGCCTTTAACGCTCCTCGTGCGTTCAACACCCAGTGGGGTAAGGTGGCGCTGCAGTTCCGCAAGTTCCAATTGATCCAGATCGCGTTCTATGCCAAGCTGATTCGTGATGCGTTTACCAAGCCTGATGAGCGTGCTGCTGCCATGAAGACACTGGCCTACTCGCTTGGCCACACTGGAGTGTTTGCTGGCTTGATGGGCATGCCGGGCTACGCGGCTATTTCGTTTGTGTTGGGGTTGTTCGGTGACGAAGACGAGCCATACGACTTGACTGCTGATATGCGCAAGGCGCTTGGCCCTGAGTGGGCTGACATGATTATGCGCGGCGCTCCGACGATTGTTGGTATGGACTTGTCCGGCAAGATCGGTGCGGGCAATATGTTGTCCATTCTGCCATTTAGTAACGCTGACTTGAGCACCACTTCAGGTCAAGTTGAAGCTTTTGGTGCAGCTCTTGGCGGGGCATCTTTGGGTATGGCTACCCGAGTTGCTGACGGTCTCATCCTCATGTCCAAGGGTGACTACTACAAGGGTCTCGAGCGTGTAATGCCCAAGGGTGTGTCCGATGCGCTTAAGTCTGGCCGTCAGGCAACTGAGGGTATGACCCGCCGCAACGGTGACGTAGTCCTGCCAGAAAGCGAAATTGGAGCAATAGAAACTGTGCTGACAGGCCTTGGTATACCATCGGTCCAGCAGTCAGTGACCTACGAGCGCCAGAACCGCATGCGTGATATCACGCAGAACTTTCAAGACCGCACCACGCGTATCAAGAACGACTACGCCCAAGCGTCTCGCCAGAAGGATACTGCTGCCATGCAGGAGGCTCGTGAGGCATGGACTAAACTCCAGCAAGCGCGTCAGCGTAACGGCCTCAAGCCTCAACCAATGTCCAACCTGCTCAAGGCTCCGCAGGAACAAGCGCAGCGCGAGAAGCGTACGGTTGGTGGTGTACAGTACCGTGAAGGTCAGCGTAAACTGGCCGAAGATGTAACAGCCAACTAAGGAGAAACACCATGGCTAAGACACCTGCGTGGACACGCAAAGAAGGTAAAGCTGAGAAGGGCGGGCTCAACGCCAAGGGGCGTGCCTCCTACAACAAAGCTAACCCCGGCAAGCCGGGGCTCAAGGCTCCTCAACCAGAAGGCGGTCCACGACGCGACTCGTTCTGTGCTCGGATGGAAGGCATGAAAAAGAAGCTGACCAGCGAGAAGACGGCCAACGACCCCAACAGCCGCATCAACAAATCGTTGCGTGCATGGAAGTGCTGACATGGCCACCAAGTCCAAATCCACAGTCAACGCTGCTGGCAATTACACCAAGCCCGAGCTGCGCAAGCGGATCGTCAGTCAGGTAAAAGCCGCAGCTACCCAAGGCACTGGTGCTGGCCAATGGTCAGCTCGTAAGGCGCAACTTGTGGCCAAGAAATATAAAGCCGCTGGCGGGGGGTACAGAGATTGAAAGCCCCTCAGAAGTCCCTCAAAGAGTGGACCAACCAAAACTGGAAGACCAAAAGTGGAAAACGATCATCTGACACGGGCGAAAGGTATCTACCTGAGTCTGCAATTAAAAGTCTTAGCCCTGCTGAATACGCTGCGACAACGCGTGCAAAACGCGCTGGCAAAGCTGCGGGGAAACAGTTTGTAGCTCAACCCAAAAAGATAGCTGCAAAAACCGCGAAGTTCCGCTAACCCCCCAACTGGAGATTCCCATGATGTACGGTAAAAAGATGATGATGGCCAAGGCCCCCGCAGGTAAAAAAGCTGCTCCATTCAAGCCATGTGCTAAGTGCCCTAACCCAGCCAAGTGCGCCAAGATGGGCGCTTGCATGGCCAAGGCCAAGAAGTGACGAAAAAAAGCCCCCGGGCTTTGCAGCTCGGGGGTCAAGGTTTCTCAACACACTAAAGGAACCGACATGACAATCGGCGGGCGGATCATATATCGCTGGCTGCATCCCCGTCAAGTCTGTTGCTAACCAAGGTCAATACAGGGGCTGTTGACTCAGCGTTCAGGCGCTTGGTATCCACCACAATGCAGCGTTGCTGCTGTGATGTGCAGTCAGTTCCACGGGTGATGACAAACTTCTCACCATGGGATACCAGAGCCTTAGCTTCCTTGAGGCTGGCTACCATCGACTGGTAGTCCATGCGGTTGGCCATGCACCATTCCCGCACTTCCTTCTGGCTCAAAATCAAACGACCGGCAAACTCTTTGTGGTTGACTGTGCCAAGTATGTAGCGACCTGCAATCGGTCCAATGACGCGGTTACGCGGGGTTTCAGGGCCACGAGCGTCACGACCATCTCGGCATTCGGTGGTTACGATGACGCGGGGGCTAAGCTGGCCAACCATGCGCTGGAACGCATCTTCCGACGTCACGGTGTTGTTCTCTTCCACGGACTCAGCCAGTTCGTGCAGCAGGCCCACGGTGAACTTGTACATCTCACGGATATCAAAGTCCACAATACCCAGCTTCTTGGCGATCTTGGCGATCACGATTGTGCATGCGCTGTGTGCCCTGTAAAACCTAAACTTGGGGTTGGACAGCACGTCGGTGAACTTGGACAGCATGGTCTGCATGTCCTTGCGAACCTCAGCTTCGTTGGCCAAGATGTACTTGACCATGGCAGCACCAGCGTGCCCAGAGTTGGCCGTCATCTGCTTGATGTTCTCCGCAGCCACGATGGCAGAGGCTGACCTCCATGCGTCCTCACCTTCTTCGGTGTCAGGGAACTCAGCTCGGTTTACCAGCATCAGCGGGTCGTAGCGATCCACGTTGAGCTGAATCAGGCGCACAGCCTCAGCCTGTGAGTTGGCTTGGTTGGCCGCAAGCAGTCCGTAGAAGTCCCGGTTGCCAGTCACGTACACGTTCAGACGCCACTCGGACGATTTGGCGAACACCACAGTGCCGCCCTTGGAGGTCATGCGGATACGGTCTTGGCCGTTGGATACCCCGTACGCCACATCACTGAACACCGGAGCGTCCATGTTGGTCAGCTCGTCAGCCAGCACGGGGATGTTGTTGAACACACCCAGCGTAGCCCACAAAGCATTGGTGGTGAAGCCCTCCTTGGAGTTGAGGGTCATCTTCTCAGGATTGCCGAACGCAGCCAGCGCAGCGTGGCACGCAGTAGTCTTACCGCGACCTGACTTGCCGCCCTGCAGCGCCAGAATCAAACCCTTGTACAGGTCTTCGCAGTGATGCGACAGCAGTGATCCCCATCCAGCGCACACGGTGTACTGCCAGTGGACAGCTTCGGGGCGGTTGTACATGAAGTTCATAGCGTCTGCGTAGCCTTGCAGACTGCCACGGCCATTGCGGAACGTAGCCACACGCTCTTTGGCGTTACCGCCCACCAGCACTGGGCGTTCAGAACCGTCAGCGAAATGAAGCGTTTCACCAAGCAGGAACGCCTTGTGATCTTCCTTCCACCCGAACGAAGTCAGGGTGTTGGTTTCAGAGATATTACGTTTGAGGGCTTGGAGCTGGTCCAACAGGTATGCGGCCATGTGCTCTCCTGCATTTTTGTGGTTGCTCTTGGTAAGTTCGTACCGGGCTAAGGCCCGCAGCATGTCTGTCGGGGACGCCACCGACTCACCGGGGATTTCAAATTCACGAACGCGTTTGTCGGGCAGGTGGAACCGGATGCCATAACGGAACGTGCCGTCTTCGCCACGTATGCGCGTGATGGGGTAGAACAAGTTCTCACAGAAGGGGAACACCTGCATGACGCCTTCTTTGTCGGGAATCAACCGACTCAGCAGGTGGCTGTCCCACTGGTAGCCCCTAGGTACGGCAGGAACAGTGGTTTGCTCTGTAGTACCGGACTCAGTGACCACCTCCTCGACGGTCTCTTCCGGCTCGGGCATGACGCGCCCGAGTTGCAGTGGGGTAGTTATCTTGCCCTTGAACGCGCAGCCGTTGCAGCCACCCGGGTTACAGCTATCCAGCGTCTCGCAGTATGTTGGGCCAGCGCTCCAAGTGTCGTACTTGACATCCCAGTCCAAGTTTTTATGGTCAGTAGCTGCGCGGTTGACTGTCCACTCCTCCGCAGTTTCGCGCCCACCCTCGCAGAAAGTCAGCAGTCCGATAACTTTCCACCAGTGATCGTAGGACACATCACCCTTGGTGTCGCGCATTTTTCCGACCTGCTGGCATTTGTCAGCCATGACGTTCGCATCGACGGGAACTTCGGGGTATTGGTGCAGGTGGCCGGTCAGATCGGAATTAAGATCATTCGGCTGGTACTGCTTCTTAGGCGCTTCGCGGATCAGCTTGACGTCATTCTCTTTGGCGTAGTCAAACAGTGGCTGAGCAAATTCTTTGGGGTCAATGGCTTCGCAGGTAGCCAGTACCTTAACGGTCTTGGCGTCACCGTTCTTGCGGTTGGTAGAACCCACGGGTCTGAGGATGGAGCTGAAGTCTGCTGTGCGTGTCGGGTCAGCGATAACCTTGCAGTGAGCCAGCGTGGACTTGAGGACTACGGCTACCTTGCGCCACAGTTCCGGTCCAATGTCTTTGGTCAAGGGCCAGTAGGCATGGATGCCGTTACCGGAGTCAACCATCAGCGGCCTTGGTACGCCTACTTCTTTGGCGAACTTGGCCATGGCCACAACAGCGTCCTTCTTGGTCAGATAGCCCTGCCCCTTGTCGAACTTGTCTTGGCCGCAGTCAACGTCCACCCAGAACGACTTGGCCTTGTCCCAGTTCTCAGGGACTCGGTACTTGCGTTTGTTGTTGCCGTTCTTGTCCAGCTCGTCCAACTCGATGACGGCCTTCTGGTACGAAGCACAGGCGTGATACACAGACAGCTGCTTGCTGCCAGCCATACCGTCAACTGCCTCTGCCATGGTCTCAAGGTCGATGTAAACCTTGTGAGCCGGAAATTTGTAGCCCTCTTTGAACAGAGCTAAGTAGTGAATGCCGTGTTCGGGCAGGATTGCTTTGAGAAACTCAAGGGTGTTCACTGGTCACCCCACTAACTGTTGTATTTATGCAACTCATGACGACTCCAGAAAGCGAAAAAGCCCGCAAGCGGGCCCACAAGAGTGGGGGTCAGTGTACTGCAGTCGCGTCTAAAAAGATACGTCACTGACCCCACTGGCTGCTTAGTCGTCGAAGTTTATGTCGTCGAGGTCTAGGTCCATGACATCAGCCACAGGAGCTGGTTTAGCCTTGGGTTTGGCCGCTGGCTTAGGTGCCGGGGCTTCCTCTTCGTCTTCTTCAACTACTGGCTTGGGCGCTGCCTTGGGCTTAGCCGCTGGTTTTGATGCGGGCTCTTCTTCAGGTTCCTCCGCAGGCGCAGCAGCTTCAGCAGCAACAGCGGCCATGATAGACGAACCGAGGATGTTGGACACCACGTCGGATGCAGCGATTTCCTGCACCTCAGCGAAGCCGTCGTCATCCAGCAGGCCGATAGCAGAGAACGTCAGCTTGGGAGATTCAGCTTGCAGGTCGAAGCCGACCTTGGTCACGACCATGTTGTAGCCGACACCGCGCTTGGCCAGCATCTGACCGTACTCACCCAGAGCCTTGATGGACGCAGGTGGCACACGCAGCAGCATGGCGTCGTTGATCTGACCCGCAGGAGCCACGGCCATACGAACAGCATCAGCGCAAGCCTTACCCTTGGTAGCGCCCTTCTCAGAGACACGCGAACCCCACTGGTTGTGAGGGCATGTAGCGCACTTCTTGGCCTGCTTGTTCTGTGCATCAGCCGCTGGCTCAACGCCATCGTTGGAGTAGCAGTCAGGCTTCTGGCCTTCGCTGGTGTCCTTGTCGTAGCCCTTGATGTAGAACACCTTGCTGGTGCCCTTGTTGGCTTTTAACAACACCACGTTCAGGCTGGTAGCTGCGCTGTCGGGGTCTTTGGGGTTCATCTGAATCTCACGGTCGCCATCACGGACGACTGCGAAGACCTTACCCTTGATCGAAATCACAGGGAAGCCACCACCAGCGTGGGCTGTAAGGTCAGAGTTCAAAGCCGCGACGTCGACTTTTTTCAGGAATGCGGGCAGTTTGCTGCCGGAGTCAAATGGAATGATGTTCATGATCTTCGGTTAGTTGGGGTTGAGAGTTTATGCCGAGCGGCGGATGTTTACAACGCGTTCTGACCGGATATTTACACCCGGTGGCAGTTCGTCATTGTTGGACTCACGGAACTGCTCAACGGCGGTCTTTGATGCACGCACTTCAAGCAAGCTCCATTCTTCGTTGGCCTTCACAAACTCCATGAAAGCCTCACGATCTGCAATGCTGGCGGTTGTACGCACAGCGGTATAAGCCGTACCGTTCTCAGTCTTGACTGAGTCCATGCCGGTCTTGTTGAACACGTCCAGAAGTTTGGCTTCCAGCTTGTCCATCTTGTCGTTTAAGGGAGCGATGGTGGCGTCAAACTCTGCCTTCATCTCTGCCTTCTTGTCACGGAGCTGTATGTACAGGCTCACTGCTTCTGATAATTTCATTGGTCTATCCGTTCCTTCATCATGTCGAGTAACACACCCTGCATAGACTGCTTGTCTTGCAGCCTCTTATACACACGCCGCTCAACATCCGTACCTGCAATGTGAACGATCACTGTGGTTCTTGTCTGGCCCGGGCGTCTTACACGCGCACAAGCCTGTTCGTAAGTCTCATTCGAGTGAACCGGGGCGTACCACACGATGGTGGTTGCTGCCGTCAGTGTCAGGCCATGGCTCATGGTTGAGGCGTTAGCCACCAAAACCCTTGGGTCAAGCCCTCGTTGGAACTCACTAAAAATACGATCTCGCTCGGACTTGCTAGTTCCGCCATGCACCGTTTCTACCGTGAAATCCTTACGCAGTTCTGACGCTACGCTTTCCAAAGCGCCTGTCAGCGGCACGAAGACGATGACCTTGCCTTCAGATTCCTCGATGACTTCCTTGAGTACGTCCATGCGTGGCTTGGATGGGATGACGACGTGTTCACCACCTGTCCCGTAGGCGACACCACACGCAATTTGGATGAGCTTGTTGGCCTTCACAGCCTCATTGACAGCCAGAATCTGACCGCCTGCATACTCGGTAGACAGCTTGTTAATCATGTCCTTGTAGGCCTTCTCCTGCTCCTTGGTGAGGGCCACGTCGCGGGTGATGAACGTCTGCTCTGGCAAGTCCACACAGTCATCCAGCGAGAACCGGATAGCTGGCTGCATCATCTGATACACAGCCTCGTTGGCGTCCTGCCGCGCCGCCCATTTGAATGGGGTGATCTGGCGCATCACGCGGTCGCGGAACGCGCTGTAATACTTGGGCATGGTTGGGTTGTCAGGAGTTACCAGCTTGCACTGCGCCCATGCGTCAGTCGGTGCGTTAGGTGTTGGCGATCCTGTCATGCCCCACACACGGCGAGGAGCCTGCTTGTTGCAGATAGTGTTGAGAATCTTCCAGCGGTCTGTGCCTGAGTTGCGTGCCAGTGCAAGCTCGTCGATGACGATCAGGTCGATATCAGGCCGCTTGGCCAGCGCATCCTTGATGGTAGATAGCCCGTCAATGTTGATGACATAGATGTCAACGTCTTGTGCAAGCAGCTTATTACGGCGCTCTCGTGTGCCGTGCAGCACAACGCAGTCAAGATGTGGGAACGTCTGAAAGGCTGAGTCAGCCCATGTGCGCTCCATGGTAGACAGAGGACACACCACAAGCACCTTGCTCACGGTCTTGGTGCGGCGCAGATAGTCATACGCCCACAGTGCGCTGTTGGTCTTGCCAGTGCCCATACCGTTGAGACAGAACGCACGGCTGTTCATAGAAAGGAACGATGCTGTGTCGAGCTGCGCAGAGAACGGCGCATGTCTGCCGCTGACCTTGGGCCAGTCGTAGTGAATGGGCATGGGTTCAGGAACCTCAAAGCCCAAGTTACGCAGCACCCGAGTTTCGTCGGGCCTGTGTGGTATCGCAACCAGTGTCGATCCTTTGTGTTCTACCAACTTCGCGGTTGGTATGACTGTCGTTACTCGTGATGGGTTGCGAAGCTTGAGTACGACAGCCTTTTTTTCTTTGTGAATTAGCATGTGAGTTTCATTGCGGCGATAGCTGCCATGACTCCTTCGTCTGTTTGTTCAAATGGCATGGAGTGTTTTGATCCATCTTGTGTGATCCAGTGTACGTTTACGACATCCCACATAAGATCGCGCATTAGCTCGCAGCGAACTATCCCTTTAGGTAGCGGCACGCCGAAGAATACAAATCCCGGCGTCCACATGCCTTCATTTATCGGGGTTGTAACTGCCACTGCCTTTCCTCCATCCACGGTTGGTTGTTCGGTCTTGAACTGCTGTGTTGGCCTTGTGGTTGCCACCGCCGTTCTCCAGTGATTTCTTGTGCGCTACGTCTTTACCATCGCCGACCTTGGCCTTGCCGTCTTTGATGGCTTCGCGCCTTGCAGCGTTGTTCTTCACACGCTTGGCCACTTCTTCAGGGCGAGCGTTATAGGACTTCTGGTATTCCAATTTACGAGGGGTAGATTTCGGCATTTTCATTCTCCAAACGATAGTAGGCTTTGATGGCCAGAACGAACTGTTCAAGCTGCTCGACATTGTCCACCACGATGGCCCATCCGTCAGCTTCTTTGATGGCACCGATTACTCGGTCTTGGTTGGCAGTTGTCTGGCTACGCTTGCCCGGTGCTTTGGTTTCAACAGCTATGAAGATGCCCTTGTAGCAGCAGATGATGTCAGGGATTCCAACTTGCCCCATGCCATTGGACACGGGCATAAAGAACCAAGCGCCGATGGACTTGAGGTATTGCTTGCAAGCGTCTTTGACCTTGCCTTCAGGGGTTTGAGCCATTGTTTTCTTCTTTCGGATAGCGCTGTACGAGCGAATAGTTATCCCAGTATTTTTTGTCTAGCACCACGTCTTTGACGCTGTTAATTCCAACCATGAGTGTGTCGCGGTCAACTACGTGCCCGTCACGGCTCCAAATGGTTTTGGGCACCAAGTGATTGCCTTGCAGAAAGTCCACGCCTTTTTCTGTGATGCGGTACAGACCCGAACGTCGTTCGCCATGCTCGGCGAGACCAAACCACGCCAGCACACTGCAATGTGCCTGAGCCCTGTACGGGGCTCTAATAAATTGCCCGTCAACTACCGCGCCGCGCCCAGCCTCTACAAACACCCAATCGTTAGCCTTGGCTAAAAACTCCAGCATGGCTACTTTGTTTTTGCACATACGGTGCGGGTTCATCTTACGCACCTTCTGGTTGCAGTGCGAACAGTAATGCAACTCTTCGTATATCTCGTCGCTCATGTGTTTTTCCTTCCGTTGAATTCACAGCTCAATACTGGGCACCAAGCCTTACACAGCCCTGACGTTTTGGCTGGCCACCTGTCTCTTTCGTAGGCTGACTCCAGCTTGTTTACACGGGGTACAAAGTTCTGCCAAATGATGGGCACCTCAGAGCGTTCGCGTGGCGTCCAGTCGATCTTCTTTTCCTTGAGCCAAATGAAGCCCGTGGTAACTTTGTTGATCTCTGGGTGGTGGGCAAACACATAGTTGGCATACAAGTCGAGCTGCTCTGTGGGCTTGCGCTTTCCGGTCTTGTAATCTGCGACGATGGCCTTGTCGCCATGAAGCACAACCAAGTCAGCGATGCCGCGAGTCCATGAACCGCTCCACTCTGTAGGCTGGAAGTTACGGTCGAGTGCGTATGCCTGTTCGCACAGCTTTGCACCGGGCAGTTTGGCCAGCTTGAATGCCAGCTTCTGCCACTGCTCCATACCTTCGGGCAGCATGACGCCGTCCTTGATGAAGTCCTCGAACGCGGTGTGAACTCGTGTACCCCACTCAGTGTATACGGTAGGCGGCTCAACGATATCGCGCTTGACCTTGAGGTGGTAGAACTTACGCGGGCACGTCTCGAATGTGTCGAGTTGGCTGTACGTCCAAGCCGGGTTTGTCATGTTGTTCCAATGCGGTTGTGCCCCAATGCGTCATTCGACGTTGGGGCTTTTTGTTCGTGGCTCTATGGTAGCAGCATGGTGAGTGCTGTCAACATTATTTTGCCTCGCCGTAGCAATCCGCAATGTCACCCTCAGACCAAGTCACGAGCTCTGGCCACCACGACACGCCTTGGCGCATGATGCCCTGCAAATGATCGAGGTTTTGCTGCGCCTCTTTGTCTTGCACGACGTAAACCAACTCATCATGGACAGCCAACGATGGGCGCAAGCCAGTGTCCTTGTAGAACCGCACAGCATGCTCAGCGATGACGTCACGGGCCAGTGCCTGCACCAAGTTCTCAACGCCCTTCCCGGCGTAGATGCGGGCCTTAGACCTGCCGTTGCCGTACCACCATTCGTGCTTGCCGTTCTCGTTCTGCTTGACCAGTGACGGGTAGTAGATGCGACGACCGGACGGTAAGCGCACAGCCTCATGCTCCACTTGGCACATGTCCCACGGGTCGATGGATGCCTCGATACCTTGGCGGATGTTGGTCAGGTTGTTCTGGAACTGCTTCCAGCCGTTGACGATCTCACCATGAGCGTCACGGTACTTGTTCACCACGTCAGTGGCTTCTTCCAGTGACAGGTCGATGCCGCCCATCAGCTTGGCTACCTTCTGGAACGTAGCGCCGCCAGCCCCAAAGCCTAGGCCCAAGTGAGCGACCTTACCCACCTGCCGCTGGTTCTTCGTGACTTCGTCTTCGGTGATGTCGTACAGGTCATGCGCTGCAAAATATCGGTACAAGTCAGCCTTGTCAGGGCTTGAGGTGAATAACTCCATGGCGTACGGGACTTTCCACAGAAACATATTGACCCGCAACTCAATACCAGACAAGTCAGCCACGATGATCTTATGTCCCTTGGGTGCCTTCAGTGACATACGCAAGGCGTCGGACGGCTTGGGTTTCTTTGGGTCGATGCGCGGTAGGTTCTGCATGTTGTACTGCTCACCAGACCAGCGACCTGTTGTATCCGCGCCACAGTATTTCAGCGGTACAGGTAGTCTGCCATCACACGCATCGGCGGCTCTGAGGAACGCTTGCAGTCGGGTCTCCAGCAGGGTGGACTTGACCTCGAGTCTGGCACAGGCAGCCGCAGCTACAACAGGGTTCTCATGGCTCTGCAAGGCGATAAACCCATCGTCTGTCTTGGCCAGTGCAGGCGTCATCTTCTCAGGGTTGGTCGGCGATTGCTTCATCGGGGTCTCAACGCCGAGCTTGGCCAGCAGTGCTCCGAACTTGGCAGAACTGGCTAACTCAGTGCGAACTTGCTCTTCGATGGTTGTGCCATGCTCAAGCGTGTTGGCGGCGTACTCGGCTACACCCAAAGTTTGGGCAAGCTCCAGCAGTGAACGTCGTTTTTCTTCCTTCACGTCTTCCAGCGCTTTGTCCACCATTGCGTAGTTCAGCAAGAACTTGGGCTCGACCAGCATGCGTGTGGTCATGTCGATCTGCAGTAACTCCTGCTTGGGGAACGTGGGGTGTAGCTTCTTGAAGATAGCCGCACACAAGTCTGTGTCCACCTTGTTGTAGTCTTCCATCTGAGCCAGCTCGTCTTCGCTGAAGTCACATAGGTGTTTACCCTTGGTGTTGGTAGCCTCGAGGTCCAGCTTAGCGCCGACCTTCAGTTCGACGGCCAGCTTCTTGAGCGATACGCCCGTCAGTGACTTGCCGTTTACAAGCGCACTGGTCTTGGAGTATTTGGGCCTTGCCATGGCAGCAGTGCAGCCGTACATCTTGGGGTTCACACCCATGCGCCATGCGAGGATCATGGAGTCAAAGCCCGACATGTTGTGGCCGATAGCCATAGCGTTTGACCAGTCAATAGACTGGAGATGATCTCTAATGTTCTGCTCACCGAACAGCACATAGGTCGGTGCATTGCCCACCTTGATAGCCACAGAGATGATCTCCGTGTCAGGGTGCATAACGTACTCGGTTGGAGACATGCGACTGAGCGTGTGCTCGGTGCTCCAGAACGATTCAAAGTCGATGTATATGGGGGTCATCAGTACAGGCCTTCCAAGTTTGGTGGTGCATAGTCAGGCCCCTTGGCGATCTTGCCCTGCTCGTTGAAGATGGGGTAGCCGTTCTTGTCGAACTTGCTGTAGTTGCTACGGTTCACAGCAGCAACCGCGTCGGAGGTCTTCATGCCAGCGCAGTATCCAACGCCGACAGCGGTAACGACTTGATCGGCCAGTGAGTCAAGGAACTCTTTGCGGTCAGTGATTTGTGCAACAACTATGTTTTTCTTGAGTGCGTCGGCCATGTTGTGCAGGGCTAAGCGAAGCCCTAGTCGGAAGCGTTCGTCGTCTTCGTTGTCTAACTGAAAGGCCTCAAACATCTCAACTACCTCCTCGAGGTGACAGCCAAGCTGCACGTTGAAGTCTGCCTCTGTTGGCTTAGGTCTGGCACGTTTGTGCCACAGCTCGATCTGGTCTGCGCTCATTTAACTCTCCAATGCTTTGATGGCCATGATTCTTGCAATCACGTCTGGGATTTTCTCATCGTCCTTGACGATATAGAGCTCGTGATGCCAGTCAGGCCCGCGATTTTGCGGCTTGTATGACGATACTTTGATGATGCGACCGTTCATGGCTTTGATGATGGCAAAGGTCATCTGTGCTGCCTCCGACTCTATGTGGTCTTGCACACTACCCTTGAGAATTGACGGCTGCGATGCCCAGTTTGCTTTTACGGGCTCGCTGTCGTCGGTTAGCATCCAGTTACGGAACCATTGTTTGATACTCATGTGTTCTCCAGTTGGAAGGCGACGATAGCGGCGGCGATGCGCTCGTTCACGTCAGTGATGGTGTCGGCTATGTACGTCTCGTACTCATAGCCCTCTTTGCGCCCGATGTTGACGATGTAACCGTTGGACACTTGCAACACCTCGACGGTGCCGTGAAACAGTTTTTTGGATTTGGCCAATTGTTCTTTTTGCACGATTGCGTTGGTGTACTGCTGGGCTATGTTTCCGCTGCTGGCTATACCCAGCTGGCCGCTAACCATGTTGTTACCGAATAAAGCGTGTGTTAGGGAGTCGAACATGTGCGTGTCTCCAGTTCAATTAGTAGTTCAATGTAGTGCTTGGCTTTCTCCAAGTCTTTGATGCCGTTCTTCGCTCTCCAACGTGATACGTACTTGATGACGTTGCCCTCGAAGTACCCGATGCCGTTGGCGTGGATGTACTCCACAGGTTGAATGGCTAAGTCTTTGTAGTGGTTGCCTGCGACCTGCACGTCGAGGGCACTCGTACCATTAACGCCATTACTCAACATCTGCTGCATGGCTTCCTCCTCTTCTGTAGTCCAGTTCATTCGATCTCCTCTACGCGTACTCTGACGCGGATTGGTTTGGCTTTGATGTTGCGAAAGTGCTTGACAGTCATGGACGTTTCAAACGCAGGCACCCTGACCCTCCACAGCATTGGCAGGCCATCGGTTCCAAGCATAAAACTCCTGCCGTTTATCTTGACGGCCCATGCTTTGATGTCTCGTTTCATTTCTTCTCCCTCAAACATGAGCAAGTCCACCCGCTGCTGTCGTAGCCCAAGCCTCGGCAGTACGGACAGTGCTCATCTGTGACCGCAGGAGGCACACGGGCAAACAGCTTTTTGATGTAGTCGATCAGTGCTCTCATGTCTTCTCCTTCAGTGTCGCAAAGATGCTTTTTCCGCATCGCTTGCATTCAAAAATGTAGTGGCCGGGTGTGCGCCATTTGATGCCGAAGTTGCTTGGCTCCCAGCGGTGTTTGCAGTTCATGTGTGCTCCTTTAGTGGTGATGCCCGTTTCTGCAATTCGTCCCCAGATGAAACGCGGGGCCTGAGTTTCGATGGCATTGCAGCTTTTACCGCGATGGGCTTCGTGGGTCGTTTTTGCCCCGTTATTTTTTACCTTGTAGCATCTCTGCGCGGCAGTCGTTCCAGCCTTGGATGTACTCAGGGGTCTCGCTGGTGTCGGTGATGGCATCGGGGACTGCTGGCTGTGCCATTGCGCGGGTCATCTCATCCGTGTAGTCAGCTTCTGCCTCCTGCCACGCCTCAACCAAAGCGTCAGACCACATCAGTTCGTGTTGGCCGATAAAATCGCTGATCGCTACGCCCAGCTTTTCAATGGAGATCATCTCGTTGCCCTGCCTCCAGCACAGGCAAGGGCTACCCACGATTTGTGGTCTACCGCAGTGTCCACAGTTGTATAAGGATGCAGTCATACTAATTCCCCTTCACCAGTTTTACGGTTCAATTCAATCGCCGCGTGTTTGTAGTAGTTGTGGTACGGCGCTGCTTTGTTGTGCATATACAGCAACATGTTAGTTACTCGTTTGCGCTCGTCTTCACGCACCAGCTCGGCAAAGTGTTCAATGTCGCCATGCAGGGTCAAGCCGTTAGCTTCAATAATTTCAAATGCTGTTTTCATCTGTTCTCCGAGGGTACAAATTTAAACGCCTTGTTTGCGTTGATAAGCCCGTAGGGGCTGGCGGTAAAGTTATGACCCTTGTAGCAGTCATAACAGTATTGCGTGGGCGATTTGATGTCGCACTTGCACTTGCGGCAGAACTTCCACGGCTTGCGCTTGATGGCCTTCTCACGTTCTTCGGGGGTCATGTGTTTTTCGCTTTCAAAATAGCTTCAGTCATTTCAAAGATGCTGCTCTCTGATCTTAAAATCGTATCGCGTTCATCCTCCGTTAGCCCTTGCCACTCACGTTTGGGCTGTGCAAGTTCTTCTTTTGCAAATGTCATGGCTTGCCCCAGTTTCTTGGTCAGCACATCTTCAATCAGCGGCACGACAGCCTCACGCAAGTAATCCCGCAACGCTTCTTCTTGTTTTGGTGTCATGCGTTCTTCTCCTGCACAGGTGCTGGCTGTGCGGGTGGTCGGTCAAACAATTCAGGCAGTCGCTCGTACAGCATCTCAATAAGTTGCTTCGTTGTTGGCTGTGCTTTCATATGTTCCCCCTTGCTCGGATTTGTTCAGCTAAATATTCAGCACATTTGTGGTGTGCCCTGCTTTCGTATAACTCGAAAGCTTGTTCGTCACACACCTTTGCACACGCCTCACGCTCATCAGCACGGACAAGATCGGCAAAGGCTTTGAATCGTTCAATCACATCTTCTGGCGGCTTCAGCCAAGTCAACAAGCCAGCTTCACGGGCCATGTCTAATGTGTCTCTCATACAGCCTCCATCAAATAAGCAATACCCGTCCACACACCCCACATCAGGGCGATGGACACCACGGCAGAGGCAATCACCCCGCCGATCAGGATCAGCTTGTTTTTCATTTGATAATCCTCCTAAAAGCGCCGCACCGGGCGCACTTGTACATCCCCGGCCCAGAGATGGCCTGCCAGTTGTGCTCACAGTTGTTCATGTCTTCTCCACAATAGGTGTCATCTTCTTCAAGCGGTACTCTTCGCGGACAAGCGCAATGGCTGCGTCCATATCTTTCAGAGTCACCACCTCCATCTGTGCGTCATGCAGCTCCATCACGGAGTTCAGTGCGTTCATCTCTGACGCCTTCAGGATAAAGCTGTCAGATGCTGCACCTCGTTTACCTACATGCCGCAGGGCTTGCAACCCAGCAAGCACCACATCGCTGTAGGCGTCACCGAAGCCGAGTCGAGCGAACGCCTCAGTCATGTTCACCATGGAGATGAGCATGTCAATGTCGTGGCGTGTCGCCGAACCCTTGGTCAGGGAGTCCATCGCTGCATGGTTCTTGATCTTGAGGTCAACCATGAACGACGTGTGTGAACGCACAGGAGATAGGTTCTCCATCACAAACCCCATGGGGTTAAGTAATACATGCTTGGGCCTGTATTTACTGCGTTTGCGCATGTCACTTCCTGTTCAGGTATTTGATCCAGCACTTAGCGCAGTACCATTTGTCGCGCATCTGCACGCCACCCAAGGACTCTGCGTTGCTGCTGCACTTGCCACATGTTTTAAGTTGCTGCGCTCGGGACATAGCCACTTCCGGCGTCTCGCGGAATGAGTTTGTCGAAGGCAGTCGCGGTGGTTTGGAATTCATCGAGTATCTGTGGGTTGGTCACCGCGATCCAGTTGAGGAGCTGGGTGAGTTGTTTGTTGATAACGCGGACTTCATCTAGGCGCATTCGCAGGCTATCCACCATGGCGTCCACTGTCCTGAAGTTGCTGTTGGTCACCACGCAGAAATCTTGTAGTTTGCGGATGTTGAGCGTGTCGCCGCCGCCGTAGGCTTGCTCGACGGGGATTGGCAGGGGTGCGAGGTGCATGCTCATGCTCAGCCTCCGAAGATTTTCTTGAGTGCGTCGTACAGCTCACGGGCTTGCACGATAGACAGTGTGTCCAGAAACTGCGGCACGCTCGTTGTGAGCTTGGCATTATCAGGCACTGGTGCTGGCTTAGGTGTCACCTTTGCAACAGGCTTGCTCTTGGGGATGTACCCGCTAATGTATTTGTTGCCCACGGCGAAGTATGCAGACACGCTGGCGTTCTTTTGCGCTCTTATGAGGCCGCGCTTGAGGAACTGCACAACCAGTGATGACGACGACGCGTCTTTGATACCGGCTTTGCGTGCGAGCGTAATTAACTGCGATCTCGTGCTCCCGGGATTGTCCCTGATTATGTTGAAGAATGTTTCTGATACGCCCAAGGAATCTGGGCGAGCTACTGCTGGTGGTAGTGTAATTACTGTCATGGTGTCTCCATCGTCGTCAAATTTAAGGTCTGCGAGTTTCTGCAGTTCTGATTTCAAGTCAGGCATATTCGTTCTCCAGTTCATCAATGATTTCATCAAGCATGTCGTTGGCATGCAGTGCTTCTAGTACGGACTCGTCCGAGGTCAGCGCGTCGTACTCAACTTCTAGTCTGTTGTACAGGTCACGCATGTGGTCCTTGAAGGCTTCCTCGAACTCATCATGCAGCTTGTCGTAATCGTAGTCCTGCAAGATTGTTAGAAACACTGCGTCCTGTATCTCTGTCTTGTAAGGGCTGTAGGCATGGACGAACTCGTCCAACTCGGAGTAGCAATAGTCGCTTGGACATGCCATGTCAGAGTAGAACGACGTACAGTTCTCGTGGTAGTAGTGGCCCCGGTGTTGGACTCGGAAGCTCCAAGCCTGTTCAGCCAGCGATATGAGTGCTGGGCAGTTGCGTAAGATTGATGGCAAGAAGTCTCCCCATGAATACACACGACCCTCGAAACATGCGCCGTCACCTTGTGATGAGAAGCCGCTGAAGTACATACGCTCTACCTCGATGCCGACCTTGTCCATGTCAGCTTTGAAGTCGTCGTAGACTGCGTCCCACCAGTCAAGGTGCTCTGTGTTGTAGTGGCGGTGCTTGTCGAGTATCTCATCTTGCTGGCGCTTGGTAAGCGCCTCGAATCTCTCTATTGGTGACATAGTGGTGCATCCTCGTAGTTGTCTGGGTTGAACTTGGGTTCACCCGGTTTGTTAGGAAGTGGCTGTGATGGGAACGGCCATGTCATTTGACTCTCCAATACTTACGGGTAACTTGCATCACCTCTTCTTTCGGTGGAATAGGTGTGGACGCATTACCAAACGGAGGCGTCCAGCCGAAGCGTCTCCATGTGGCTTGCACGTCAGCGCCGCTCGTCCACTTGTAGTCGGGGTGACCCACGGGAATGGTTGGGTATGTGATCTTGTCTGTCATGGTTTATCTCCTGTTATGCCGATGCTGCCAACTTAGCTGCAATAGCTGCAGCTGTAAGGCCCTCGGTGTCTACGTCTTCAACGATCTTGGCACGCTGTGTAGGACGCTCGAGCTTGCGGTCTAGGCGCTCGATATCATCGCTGTGGATGTACATACGCACACCGGGGAACAGCTTGACTGCCTCGTTGAGCGACTTGCACTTGTTCAGGAACTCGGTGATGTCGGTGTTGACCTTCCCCCATCGAGCGTTGATGGCTCTCTCGATGATGGCGTCGTCCCAGCGTTGCAGCAGCTCGGCACGGCCCGGTGTCTCCTCGGGGAACGAGCGCACTTCATCGAGCGTCAGCTCGGAGTCCTGCCTGTTGTAGTAGTTGTCCCGGGGTCGCTGGTATGCGAACGTCATGCCGGTGAAGCGCACGCTGGTCTTGAGTTGTACGGCTTCGTCGGTCCAGCCGTGGATGGTGATGCTAGCTTCGACAGACTTGCTCAGCCAGTCTTTGGGGATGGACTCGATGAGGTGGACGTGATCCGCGCCCCAGCAGCCTATGTTGTAGAGCTTGCTTGCGTCGATGCTGTAGCTCTTGTCAATGTCAGGCAGGTCGTTTGCGCGTTCTGCCTTGCGCATGTTGTTGATCTTAGTCTCGACCCGATTGATGAGGTCT